GGTACTGTACGATTTTCTGAGCCATCGTAGACGCATTAGGGTCAGATACAGGGATAACTTCTGTAGTCGTATAGTCCGACTTCTTGGCTTTTCTACTTCCTTCTTCAGGGTCATAGTCGTAATCCTCCGGTGCGTAAGCGGCGATAATACCTTTTAGGAGACCGAGCTCTTGCTTCATTGAATAATGCACACGTGCCTGAACAGCAGTAATCACTTTAAGTGTACGCTCTAAAATAGCAAGTGTCGTTCCTACAGGCGCATTACCCGACATATCAGATACTTGCAAATCCGCCGCGTTAGCAAAGCGTCTACCTTCTTCTACAATCTGATTAAGCAGTGCCATCAATGTTTGTGACGGCTCTTTGTATGGAAGTGGAAGCAGGTTATCTCGAATAGTACCACTTGGTACATCTACATCGCGCCACTCTCCAGGAGAGATAGGCGTATCATCCCCTTTAATACGCATACCACGCGCTTTAAACCCACCAGGCAGATTACTTAGCGTACCCGCATCAACCAGTTGTCTAATAAGAGAAGTACCGGACTTAGCAAATGCGCCAATAAGATGAATAAGGCCAAAGCAATAAAAGCCAAACCCAGGGACATACCCATAATGAACAAAATGTTGTCGCTTGGTGTAGGTTTCATCATCTGGCTCCCAGTTACGTCTAATGGATAGAATCTCTTGACTTCCTTTCTCAATAGTCACTACATAAGGTAGTGCAATTCCCGTTTCATCCCCATCTGCATCAGTATGCTCAAACCCTGGAAGGTCGAGGTCAACGTGCATTTCAAGGACTTTATATCGGTCATCAGACGTTGCACTAAATCCCATCTTCTCAGCAATTTTCTTCTCAACGTCATCAAGCTGACTACTAGGCTCACCTAGGTCAATATCGCGGTAAAACCCCGCTACCTGAAGCCTACGCATATCGTTCTCAGTCTTACGCATAACATGAGTTACACGCTCTGCTGTTTCTAAGTTAGATGCACCATAAGGTACAACCATGTCTTCAGCAGGGACAAATAGAGATGTTTGGCGGTTTAATTTTGGGTCAAAGTACACTTTTTTAAATGCATTACCAGATAGCCCAAGACCCCAAAGCATACGCTCATGCTCAGGTCTGTACTCGGTCATCACGTCTAAAAGCTGGTGATTCATGTCGTCTTGAACACGTACCGCCGCTTCCTTCTTACTAGAAGTCTCTTTACCAATAATCTTTGTTTTGACAGGACCTGCTGACGGGAATGTCGCCATCATAGTCTCAGCTTGAAACTTAACTAATGCTTCGCTAAGTAGAGGGTGATGCACACCACACGCACCATCCCAAGGCTCAGTACGCTCTTCAATCTTCATACCGAGTAGCTCTAAACCATCTGTATAAGTCGTAATCCAATCTTTACGCGAAGCCACGTCATCATCAAAGTCAGACAACAAATCTGCTGCAATAGACGAAAGCTCCCCATCATCTAGGAGTTCAGCTAAGTTCTCGTCAAAATCTTCGTCCGTTTCTTCTTTAGGGTCAAAGTCAATCTCCATCCCACCCATTGCAATATGCAAACTTTCTGGGTCGTCAATTTCAATCTCGATGTCAGGCTCATCGCCGCCGAGTAAGGACTCAAGTCCTAGTGGTGCTTGGTTTAGGCTTTTATCAAACATTTAGTTTCTCTGCTGTTGTTAGTAATATGCATTGCGCCGTGATGACCGCCCTCTAAACTCTCGCTCTGGTTCTGGCTCATCTAAATTAGTTGAAATAAACCCACCTTTTCTAAACCTTGCCATCGCCATTGACACGGTATCCACATAGTCATCGTGTTGCCCTGCGGGAAATGATGCCACCTCTTCGATAACCTCGTCCGCAAATCGTGTGTTCGGTGCCCATACTCTACCAGAGTGAAATAAGTCTGCAACCGCATTAAGCCTAGATATCTTATCGTTACCTCTTGTAGGCGTGAATTCCATCACTGGAATACCCATTGCACGTAGCTCATATATAAGTGGCGCACCAGACGCTTTCTTTTCTACGATTATACTATCAGGTTGCCAATAGTTATAGTCATCCAGCACAACTTGCTTAAGTTCGGGGAACTCATACCGCCCACGTTTCGCATCAAGCATAATAATGTTAGCCTGCATCACGCCGTTGTCGTTGTCTTGGTAGAACACGCCCCACACAGTACACGCACTATAGTCAGCTCGCTGTGATTTCTCAAACGCCGTATCCCAAGTCATCAATATAAAGTCTGTAGGTGGTGGGTCTTCTTTAGTCCATTTCTGCCACCACTCTCTTTTAACTATCGCACCTTCTTCGGAGGTGGGATTCTGCTGATACTGCGCCTGCCACTTGGATATATCAATCGCATCTCGTGTTGCCTCAAGTTCCTCAAGACTCCAGAACTCAGGCCACAGCGGTTTACCTGAAGGCAATATGGCAGGGAACTCTACCACTCTCCAATTCTCGTTGCCTCTCTGCATCGCCGCTTCAAGCACTTGTCCCGTCAGGTCTCTTTTTGACCAACGAGTCTGGATGATGATTATGGCTCCGCCAGGCTGGAGACGCTGACGCGGACCAGACGTGTACCACTCGTACACTTTATCGTAAATCTCAGGGTTACTCGCCGCTATCGCCGCTTCTTGTTCACTGTGCGGGTCGTCAATTATCAGCAGGTCAGCACCTTTACCAGTTACTGCACCCCCTACCCCGATAGCAAAATAGTCACCTCCTGCACTGGTGTTCCATCTACCCGCCGCCTTGGAGTCAGACCGCAAACCTACGTTAGGGAACACTTCTTGATACGCAGGAGAGTCTACTAAGTTACGCACTTTTCGACCAAAACCCACCGCAAGGTCAGCTGTATGCGAGCACTGAATTACTTTTTTATTAGGAAACCGCCCTAAAAACCAAGCCGGCAGAAGGTACGACCCAAACTCACTCTTTGTATGACGTGGGCCTAAGTTAATAATAAGCCGCTTGCACTCGCCTCTGGCTACGCGCTCAAACTCTGAGGCTATCCTTGCATGATGTCGACCATAAATAAAGTCAGGCCACACCGACTGCACAAACGCTAAGAAGTCAGTCTGTGAATTTTCTCGCTCTCTTCGGCGCTTAAGCTCTCGTACAAGTTGTGCTATACGTTCTTTATCTGATGGAGGCACATGGGCTAACTTACTCATCTTCTACCTCCTCAAATTCCTCTTCTTCAGCACCACCTTTAAGCTCTTCATCGGAAATCTGCTCGTATTGCACATCAATTGAGCCAAGCTCACCGCCAATAGAGTACGTTGACATCAACTCATTAAGCTCAGACTCTAGGTCACCTGTCGGTTTATCTGCAGCAGCTACCTCTACTTTTGTCGTAAAGAGCCCAATTTCAGTTACCTTACCTAGCATTTCAACCGCCTTAATTTGAAGTTTTGGGTCTTCATTTTCGGCAAGTTCAAATAGCTTAAAGAGCACATATTGACGCATCTTGTTTGTAGAATTTGCCAACGTGTAGTCAAAACGCTTTAAAAGTTTGTCGAGAGCTTTAGCCGCACCGGGTGTGGTAGGTGCAACAGGGGCATCAGGTTGTTCTAAGAAAATGTTCAACGCTTCGTTTTTTTCTGCATAGGTTAATTGAGGCTCTGGCGGAGGAGGCGGCTCTGGAAATCCTTGCTGCGTTAAAAAATCTTGGTTTTGAAACGCTTCTTTAGCGGAAAATCGCCGTTTAACTACCTCATCTGGGGCAAGCTGTTCGTATACAGGGGAAAATTCAAAAGTTTCGTCCTCATCAAATTCCCCGAAATCATCTATTGTGTCATTTATCTGCATATTCTTTCTTTGTTATAAACATACATGAGCCTATAGCTTACCTTACTTTGCAAATTTTTTGTGAAAAATTTTTTTGATGGGCGTTTATATAAGTGACGGGGGGTGTTGCTGTGTGACTATGTGAGATTTGAGGTTACTGGATTTATGAAAGTTTAGGGTAATAAGGTGATTTAGTATTTTGGTAAATGTAGTGGTGCTATGAGCATAATAGTATGTATACGAGATAGTGGAATCCTACTTTTAAAAATTGGGGGGCGGGGTCTGCCGTCATCAATGCTGTCAAATAATTGTAAATTTCACTGAAAATAGCCCAAAAACGCTGTTTTTATTCCTATATATAGGGCAAAGGATATACCGTATATCCTAAAAATATTAGTTGACATTATGGGATGGGATGGTATAAACTATAGTCCAGTTAAGCAATAACGCTTAACTGAAGGGCGGCTTTGCCCGTATACATAAACAAGGTGACTGAAATGAAAAATGTTAAAAGATTAGTTAAGTCTGCAACCACTGCAACCACTGCAACCACTGCAACCAATGAAAATGCTAACGTACAGTTAGCAGATGACATCATGGTATTTGTTGGATTAGCGTTAGACTACACTCAACATAAAAGTGCAATGCAAGGCGTCAAAATAGCAATGACGCCGCATATCGAACGTTATCGCCAAGCTGGGTACACTAGCATTAGTGCCGGCGCAAAGGGGCGCAGTAAAAATATTCCTACACCAGCGAATAACGAGTTGCCTTATACGCTTGTTGTGGCGGCATTCGATGCTATGTGTTCAAAACGCGGTATTGTATACGATAACACTACAAAGTTAGCGGGCGGTAAAACGCAGTGGCAAAATGCTAAGAATCAATTCCTAGCAAGTTTTAAACTTGCTTTAGATACAGGCGAATGGGACAACAATGTTAGCCGCGCCACTGCAGAGACTACTGCAGAAACTACTGCAGAAACAAAAGAAAAAAGGGGCTCAAAAGAACGTAAAGCACCGACTGTTGACAGCGTATCAAAGTCACTGTTAGAAAAGGGCTTAACCACTCAACAGCTCTTAGACGTATTAGCTAAAGTATGCAAGGAGTGTTCATGCGACCACTGGACTTATAGTGTGGTTAAAACCGACCACCCTAAAAAATAAATAACACATTAGGTTAGGATATACCGTATATCCTAACCGCCCTTTAAAATGCACAATAGGACTAAAGCAATGAAGAAATTTAAAATAGCAGTAACCAACTGTAATGGTTGGAACCAAATTGGCTTTATAGCCACAAAAGATGACTTTGTGTCATCAAAAGTATTTAGTAGAAGGATTGATGCAGATAACTTTGCTAAAGTCCAGTCCGATTGGAATTCACAATTTGATAATCAAAGGATTGGATTTTTAGTTTGTCGTAAGACACCCTGCAAAGGCTGGGTCGTAGTTGCCCAGTTTTAAAGGTTAAACAGGAAGCCCTCGAAAGAGGGCTTTTTTATTGCCTAAAATTTATTAGGATATACTGTATATCCTAATTGATACTAGTTCCCGTGTTGACGGCGAGCTATCGTGGAGTTACTGAGGAGCAAGCAATAGGATATACAGTATATCCTATGATAACTGTTTCCAGAGGAGACGGCGAGCTATCGTGGAGCTGTACAAGATTTATGTTACGGTTTACTTGGGACAATTCTTAAGATGTGATTGTATGCTACGGTTTACTTGGGACAATAAAGCTGATTTTAATCGGCGATTTCGCAATGATAGTAGGCATAAGAATTTTTTAAACCCAGCAAATCCGCAGTGTGTGTTATTACTACTACTACTACTAACTATTATTAAATATATATATAAGAGAGAATATATATATATATATTTATAAGATTTTTGTCCCTGTACGACTGAGCTGACAGGGAGCATTTTTTCGCTTTTTCGTCCTCTTCCTTTCTCTCTCTTTTCATTTTACGAGATACTATCACAAATCTATGATATCATATCTACAGGTCGCGGATTTACTGGGCGCAAAAAACGCTCCCACCTTATATAATTGCGAAAACGCCTTTTTTAAATGGTTTGCTCATACCGTCACCTACAACTTATAACCCATACAATTCACCACATGAGGATGCAAAAATGGACGAAAAACTCGCTTTGCAAGAGGCAGAACGCCTTAACAGACTATACAAAACCGAATATAAAGCCTATCTACGAGCATTGCATGGACGGCAAACTAGACTAGAGAACCGCTTGGCAAACAAACTTGCACGAGAAGTAGCGCATAAAGATAAGACTAATGCCACTTTTGATAGGCTTTATGCAATGACCCACTACACTTATGAGGTAGAGGGTAAGAAGAGTATGCGAGTAATAGATGTACTAAAACCGCAGGTAAAGAAAATACTGGAAGGTTATACAGCGTATAACCTTCCAAAAGAGCCGCGCCCAGTGCTAACACAGGCGATAGTGCAGGCTAAGTACTTCTATGACCCAGCTACGGGCGAGATAACCTACAACGAAGGGCGATGCATGGATAAAAGCGCAGTACACACGCCCCCACCTGTAAAGATGCCATACAAGCAGAACCTAACACTAAATCGCTTGCCACTAAGAGCTAAAGGTAAAATACCAGTACACACTGGGTTTACATCCTACAATACAGATGCCTATGCACTACTTGATGATGACGTAAGGCTACAATGCATAAAACGCTATTACCTAGAGAGAAACCCAGACTTAACAGCTCTCAATGCAACAGTACGCAAGACGTACTATATAAAGGCAAATCCACGCACACCGCGTGTGTACATAAACAAGAACTCGTACTTACCGCAGGCGATAGCCTATCTATATATGGGTGCAGGCGGTCGCTTTGACTACACAGGCGGGATAGATAACATCAAGCGCATACAAGAAGAAATAACGTGCGAACCGTACGGTACGCGCAACATCAACCCAAAGACAAACAAACCCTGTGCATACCCATGCAGGGACGGCAATTCACTCAACTATGCATGGGATAACATAAAGCCAGAGCCACTGGCTACAGCGGCACTAACACGCTCTCCCGATGCCAAGCGAAAGCCCATAAACAGAGGTGATGCACACCTGCCAGATACATACAAGCGGCGCATGACGTACAGCACAGAGCGGAACGTGCGTATAGTGGGGGATAAGTACACCGTGCATAGCATGGGGACGGGCAATAAAACCACCGTGTGTGATTCGTGGGAGGATGCAGTGACTGTATTTAATGCACAGCTCAAGAGAGTTAAAGGGGCAAAAACAAAACTTGCCAATGGCAACATTATGGTCACAACGGAGATAAAGAAATGAGTAAGGATAACAAAGCACGCGAAGCACTCAAAGAACTAGGCATTAGCTTAGAGAAGACAATAAACTGGGTTAAGGCATCTAAAGAGCAGATGAACGTCATAGCGTGTACACGCAGTAAGAACAGCTCAGTGGAGAATATAGAGGGTGATGCAGACCATGTGTATATCCCTGTGTGCGGAAATATAGAGGTTAAGACGTTTTTGGAAGTGAATAGAGAAGAGATGGAGATGATGTGGACAAACGAGAAGGTCGATGGGGCGGAGGATGCGTACACTACGTTATATATGAAACACATCCCGTTTGGTGGGACTGCGGAGATAGCATGGTCGATAGAGCTGTTGCGTGACTTGGTATCACCGTATTACTTAGTAAGGCTTGGACGGATGCAGGGCACACTAGCTTCAATGCGCATGACAACAGAGCAGATGCAAGCGGCGTTTATTCTGCAACCTGTGTTTGCTGAGGTGTCAAACTTGCTGGTGTGCAAACACTTTCCGAATTTAATATTAAGTCAGTATAACAAGGCGATAACTGTTCCTAAAGAAGAGGAGCAAAAACAACAACATACCGTCCCATAACGCTTGACTTAGGGTATAAAAGGGTGTATAATATGTACCAAGAGATGAGAAAAGCATCTCGAAACAAAACAAAGGATATACGGTATATCCTAATAACAATAACGGAGTAAACGACATGAGCGACATATTCACATTCCAAGAGTTTAAAGACAGCATGACAGAGGAAGAGGTTAAAGGCTGGCATTACGAAGGTATCAGCATATCTGAGCTGTACCACGAGTATTTGCTATCGCTCGACCCACCATGCAATTACCGCCCAGAGTGGGCGTATTAAAATAATGACGTAAGCCCTATCTAGTAGTGGGTTAAAACACTAGAGGGTAGAGGAGTGGGGGTCACCATGTAAAGTTCAAAAACCTGCTTGCTCTACCACTTATAAATCAAACACTTACGCTTGACATAGCCTACCAATAGGCGTATAATATGTACCAGATGTAAAGAGTCGTCCCCTCAAGGGACTGCAAACTGAATCGGTAGGATATACGGTATATCCTATTAAACCAACACCGAAACATGAGGATACAACAATGAACATATATTCAAAAGATAGTGACGGCGGTATCACGCACTGCTGGTCATTCAGTACACGGTATCAAGCTGAGAAGTTTTTAAGAGACCTGCGAAGAGCAGGACGTATGACTCACTGGTACATCATATCAAGTCTTGATTACGACAAAGCTAAACGGAGATACGCATGAACCACGTTCATTTAACAAAAGGTAGTGGCAAATTAGCTGGTATCACCAGCATCAATACACCTACATCAACCAACCCATTCTGCCAATCCATGCAGAAAACAGACAGCGTGTGCAAGTCATGCTACGCACAACGCTATGAGAAGCTACGCCCTAATGTAGTGACAGCGTTCGAGCGCAACAAGTTTTTATCCGAGAGAGAGTTACTACCTCAAGAGATACCCGCTATCAATGAACAGATAGCACGGTTCGCAAGTTACGGCGAACTCATTAACATGATGCACTTTATTAACCTATTGCGCATTGCGTTAGCTAACCCGCGAACCATCTTCACACTGTGGACTAAACGCTATCGTATTGTACAGCGCGTGCTTAAGCTAATGGGTAAACCCGACAATCTTATCCTTATCTATAGCAGTCCTATAGTAGGTAAGGTGAGCGCACTACCTAAAGGCTTTGACAAAGTATTCACTGCGTTTGCTAAAGGTACGGACACTACTGACATTAACTGTCACGGGGCGTGCAACGACTGTCGTTTGTGCTACTCACACAACAACACAACATTCATCAATGAGATTATTAAATAGGATATACGGTATATCCTAATCAACTGGAGAACTATCATGACATTATCAACATCAGCAATGCTTTGCACCTTAAACATCTCAATCTGGACAGCACGCAAGCTCGACAAGAAAGTATCACAGGATGTGGACACAGCTAACTCAACTCGCACCAAAGCAGGTAACTATCACAAGAACCTGCTGGCAGGTGACGACTCACTTGCCAAGATACAAAAGATTGCGAGCGAGGCTCGCACCTACCACTCACGGTACACATCGCCTTGGAATGACAACGGTCAGCGTCTACTGACCACCGCTTACTTCCTTGAGTACAAGCGTACGATGGGTGACTACGAGCGCAAGTTCTGGGATGAGGTCGATGCGTTCCTACCTCAGTACGGTCTTAAGATATCAGCGGCGGCGTTTCAATTAGGTAAGCTGTTTGACCGTGACGAGTACCCCGAAGAAGATAAAGTCCGCAGTAAGTTTAGCTTTGGGATTAACTTCACCCCAGTACCAGAGTCAGGTGACTTCCGTGTAGACATTCAATCAGAGGAGGTAGCTGAGTTACGTCGTCAGTACGATGAGATGTATGAGTACAACATCGCTAAGGTTAATCGTGATGCGTGGGATAGGCTGTATGACACGCTTACCCAACTGAGCTTTGGCTTGCGCACTAACGATGATGGTACAAAGGGTAAGATATACGACAGCGTGTATTCATCAGCGTCCGAGCTGTGCGAGTTACTGCGTCACCTCAATATAAACAATGACACGCAACTGGAGGATATGCGCCAGCGTCTCGAAGATACCATCATGGGTATTGATACGAAGGACATAAAACAGAGCGACTTCATGCGCTCACAAATCAAAAAAGATGTCGATGCTATGCTCGACAAGTGGAACGACTAGGAGAACATCATGGGATACCGTAGCACAGTAGCATTTGTGATTAGTTTTGAAACAAGAGAACAACTAGACAACTATCTAGCACCACGTCTGCTAGATGAGAACCTTAAGAACGATAGAGAAAACTTCTCGCGTATCGCTTGGGATGATGCGTCTGTTATGTATTACTCGGAAGAAATAAAGTGGTATGACGAGTACGAAGATGTCAGAGCTCTAACTAAGTTATACAAGGGTGTTATCGAGGCGGGAGGTGCATACCGTTTCATCCGTGTGGGTGAGGACGATAGAGATATAGACGATGAGTCGGGCGACTCAGATAATGTAGAGTCTTTCTATGATGACTTCTACCCAGTAACAACAATACAAACCCCAACCACTATCAAATTAACATTCGGAGAAGAACAATGAAACCATACAGCTCAATTACTATGCAAAACGCAATCGACCTTATCAACGCAATCGGCGACACGACCACAGTCTTGGTACAGGGCGAGATGGGGATAGGCAAGTCATCTATTCTTAAATCCCTACAGCAACAGCACCCCGACCATGTGGTGTGCTATGTAGACATCACGACTAAGGATGTTGGTGACTTCCTTGTACCACAGGTGCGCCAGCTAGACGGTACGTCTGTCTGCTCATTCATACCCAACGAGGAGTTTGGCTTTCACCTCAACAAGCCTGTGATTATTATGCTTGATGAGATAGGCAAGGCTAGTAAGTCTGTGATGAATGCGTGTCTTAGACTCATGCTCGAGCGTAAGCTCGGCACACATAGTTTGCCCGAAGGCTCTATAGTATTTGCTACTACTAACCTATCAGCAGAGGGTATCGGTGATAATCTGCCACCTCATGCAAGAAACCGTGTGGACGTGGTTAAGGTACGCAAACCAACCTCAGAAGAGTGGCGTCTTGGCTTTGCTATGGGTGCAGGTGTTGACCCAGTGGTTATTGCGACAGCTAACGAGTACCCTGCTATGTTCGCATCGTTCGAAGACTACGAGAAACCAACTCAGAACGAGTACATCTACGACCCACGAGTACCACGAGCGGCGTTCGTTACACCACGCAGTATGGAAGCGGCAAGTAATATCCTCAAGCGTTGCCGTCACCTACCAGAAGACGTGCTATACCATGCGCTTATTGGTGTGATTGGTGAGCGTGCGACTATGGATATGATGAACATCCTCAAGTTAGATAACACCATGCCCGCATGGCGTGAGATTGTATCTGAGCCAACTACTACACAAGTACCAAGTAACGGCGCATCAGTCTGTCTTATAGTCTCTAAGGCTTTGCATAACGTAGAGAAAGATACGTTCGATGCGTGGATGACGTACTTAAACCGTATGACCCGTGAGGCGCAAGCTATGTTCGCTATGTCAGTGATGAGCGGTAAATCCCCCAAGCGTGACATCGCAGTACGCAACAAATCATTCACCTCATGGTGTGTAACTAACGGCTACTTATTCTAGGAGATAATCATGAAAGCAGAAGACCGCATACTCAAGGCGCACATTGCGCTGATGCAAGACACCCGCACCTTAGCCTACTCTGGCATTATCATGGTGGGCAAAGCAGTCATTACCGATGACATAGACACAGCCGCTACCAATGGACGTGATGTGTTTTATGGTCGTGCGTTTATTGACAGCTTAACTGACCAAGAGATACGCGGTCTTGTACTGCATGAAGCCAAGCACAAACTCTACCAGCACTTCTTTATCTGGCAGAAACTATTCGAGGAAGACCACGAGCTTACGAATGCCGCGTGTGACTTTGTGATTAACCTCGAGATACTAGACATTGATAGGGGCGGTAGCTTTATTAAGTTGCCCGAGTGTGGGTGTATCGATGAGCAGTATCGTGGTATGAATACCGCAGAGGTATACGCTAAACTCAAGGAGCAGTATGGTGATAAGCAAAGCCGTGCGAGTAAGGGTGGTAAAGGATTACCCGAAGGGTTAGATGAACATCAGTGGCAAGATGCCGTGTCGCTGTCGCCCGAAGAGAGGGAACAGTTATCTCGTGAAATCGATAGCGCAGTCCGCACTGGCGCACTGCTGGCAGGTAAACAAGGCGGTGATATTGACCGCAACTTCGAAGCTCTTATGGAATCGAAAGTAGACTGGCGTGAGCAACTGCGTGAGTTCGTATCATCAACGTGCGCTGGCAAAGGTGACAGCACATGGGCAAAACCAAGTAGACGCTGGCTTTCTCAAGATATCTATATGCCCAGTCAGATTAGCGAAACAATAGGCTCTATATGTGTTGCGATTGATACATCGGGTTCTATTGATGACGAGGCGATTACCAAAGCCTTGAGTGAGGTGGTAGCTATATGCGACAATACAACTCCAGAGAAGGTTGACCTTCTCTACTGGGATACAGATGTTGCATCTCATGAGCAGTACCGCGAGGATAACTACGCGGGTCTAGTTAACTCTACTAAACCTGCTGGCGGTGGTGGTACAGACGTAGGCTGTGTGATGCAGTATATAGATGACAACAAGCTCAAGCCAGAGTGTACGATTATTATCACTGACGGTTACACGGACTTTCCTAGAGAGCACCCTACGTACCCTGTGATATGGGTTATTGTTGGCGGTAGTAATGTCGTGCCACCGTTCGGTAGTGTGATTAGGTTAGATTAGTCATGATTGAAGTATCTCGTACTTTAACTGAAGGAGAATGGTGGGTATCACCAATAGGTCGTAATACATTTGGTGAGCCTCACTCTACCTACCCACTTAATCGGAGCGTACTCGACTTAGAAAAAGAATTACCTCCCTTGTTATATGGTAGATACTGTATGTTGCGTATAGCAAAACATGGGGAACAGCATGAGGGACTCGGAGTTGTTTATAAGTACGTGGATGGTGAGCCCTATAAGTTCTATATATGTGAGGAGGAGTGATGATTAGGTTACAGCAAAGGATATCTGAGGATGGGTGGATGATAACTCCCTATAATCCAGAACCCCATAACCCAACAGTTCACGATGAGCCAATGTCTAAACAAAAATACATATGTACACTAGACAACAACCTACAAGATGACCTGCTTCCATTAGTATACAAAAGATACTGCCTGTTGAAGTTAGCCCCATCAGATGAATGGGTGAGTGGGGTAGGTAAAGTAATTAGATACAACAACGGTACTTGCCAGTTCTTTATATATGAGGAGGAGTAGTGATTAGAATTAGATTCTTTGACGGTAAAAATATTGTGCAGGTAGTAAAAGAAATATTTCCTACTGAGCATTATGGAATACCAGAGCAGATGATAGCTCATAAAGTAGCCCAAGCATCAAACGGGTATATTTCTTTTGCATCAAATCCATTTAGCCAAGAGTTTACAACGGGCGTAATGCAAGCAAATAAAGCACCCTCAGAAATCATACGCTTTAAGTCCCTGTCTATGCATATACAGGAGAAGGTGAGCTTGCTTAAAGTAGGTGAGGTAGGTGAGTGGCTTGAAGGTATAGGAGGTAAAAGTATTAATGGTGCGTACTATATATGTGAGGAGGAGGAGTAGTGATAGCCTTTAAATGGGATGACAAAGTAAAGCGTACTTGTAGAGTGAGAGGTGTTGATGTAGGGGTAGGGATAGAACTTTTTCAAACGGGTATTTTTAATACTGAGGGCTATTCTAAGTACCCTACTGATTGTGTTACAGAACTTTATTTCGATGACCTGCCAGATATTATCCAAGCTCGTGTAACTATGTTTATGTTAGTAAAACCTTTGCAGCAACATATAGAAGGTGTAGGGGTTTATGCGACTGACGGGAATGTACATTCCTTTATGTATATCTACGAGGAGGAGTAGTGATAGCATTTTACTGGTTAGATAAAGAAACGGGGGAGTGTACAGTTAAGGGGGTGCGTAATGGATATCCTGTAGCATTAGTGCATAGCACTATAAAAAACCCAGAACCCGATTCAAGATACATTACGTATTTTGGGGAGAGGGGTGAGCGTACTCATATACTGCTACTACCTAAATACATTCAAGAAAGAGTATCAGTATTACGAGTTGCTTCTTTTAACGAGTACATAGAAGGCATAGGCATTAAACTGGGGGCTGAGGTATGCTACATTTGTGAGGAGGAATAATTGACGTTATTAGTAGACTTAGGTAAGAAAACTGCTGTACCATTAGATGACGCTCTCCCTACTAGGGAGATGAAAGAAATACAATTTGAGGAGGTTAGCGAATTAACCCCGCCTGTACCCGATAACATAGCTTTACTGCAAGTTGCGCCTGTTGGTGAGATTGTAGGTGGTGTCGGTGTGAATAGGGGTGACGGTATATTTTTAGTGTGTGAGACGTAAAAAGAAGATTCCGTACGCAAGTACGGAATCCCTAAGAGAGGAGTAACACATGAAGCACAAGACTCTAGGATAGGTAGAGATATGTGTGAATACTCTAGCATAAATAATTTAAGTAGCAAGAGGTCGATATGATTAAGGTTGTAGAAATTCGTAGTGATGCGTCTAATGTTGTGGAGGATGCTGTAAATAGGCTTAGTAGTGCAGGGCTTACTATGCAGTTCATAGATAGACTAACACTTAAGGTATGGAACGGTGACCCCAACTGCCCAGTGCATATGATATGGTTTGGCTCACTCAATGGGCAGACTAAAACGGTAGTAGTGAACAGAATAATTAAGGAGCTGTGTGATGGCAAAGACGCCTGAAGGTGAGATTAAAGACCAAGTACGCAAAGTGCTTGATGAGATGGGTGCGTATTACTTCTTCCCTGCGGCTAATGGGTATGGTCGCACTGGTATACCAGATGTGATTGCGTGTATCGGTGGGCATTTCATTGGTATAGAGTGTAAGGCAGGAAGTAAACAACCTACAGCTTTGCAACAACGCGAGCTTGATAACATCGAGAAGGCAGGAGGAACAGGTCTCCTCGTTAACGCCGACAACATCGACAATTTAGAAAACTATTTGAGAGAGTATTATGAGAGATATAGACTCAGCAAGCTGGGATGCAGACTATGACCCAGAAGATTACCCAACAGCACGCAGACCGTATCACTGGTTAACACCAGAGCAAGTGCAATCACTAGTAGAAGAATCACAACTAAGAACCTATTTGGAGAAACAAAATGGAAAAGCTAATTGAATATTTAACATGGCTCGATGAGTCAAACGTAGCGTACCTACTGATGCTATTTTTATTCTTAGTATTAGCGGCTATGCAGAGTGCAACGCAGACTGAGAACACAAGACTACGTAAGATGCTACGTAAAGCTGTATTGGAGTCAAAACGATGAGCAAAGAAAACGAGTACATCAAAACCATAAACAAACTTATTAGGGGTGCGGCAGGGTCACCTATGGATATGGCAGACCTAGCATTTACATTGCACAAAGGGATTGCTGTATTGATTCTAATGATTGAGGATGACCATCAAGAAAAACTATTGTCTGAAGTCGTCCCTCTGATTAGAGAGTACATGGAAGAGATGAAGAACAAACACCCCGAACTAAAACAAGCTGTCTTTAAAGCATAGGAGGAGGAGCTATGGCATACAAAGACCCAGAGAAATATAAAGCATGGCGTGAAGCCAACCGTGAAAAATTAAGAGCACATAGTAAAAAATACCGTGAGGCTAATCCTGAGAAATTAAAAGCCTACCGTGAAGCTAATTGTGAGAGAGGAAAAGTATACAACAAAGCATACCGTGAGGCTAATCGTGAGAAAGTAAAAGAGAATCGTAAAACATACTATGTAGCCAACCGTGAGGAAGTAAGAGCAAAGCATAAAGTATATTGTGAAACTAATCGTGAGAAATTAAAAGCGTGTAACAAAGCATACCGTGAGGTTAGTCGTGAGAAAATAAAAACATACCGTGAAGCATACATTAAGAATCCTATGAATGCTGCACAAATTAGTATATACAAATTAACAGGCTTGAAGAAAGCTGAAATCCCAACCGAGTTGCTTGAAACACAAGCACTTATTATTAGTATCAACAGAGAGATTAGAAACCATGAAAAATTGCACAGAGCTTAGACATAACCTATCAGAAGTATATGAAGGTATTAAAAACAAAACCATTGCAGTACAGGATGCCCAGCAACTTATTGCCGCCGCCCGTGTGATGGTGTACTCAGCAGGTAAAGAAGTCGAGTATGCGAAAGCAAGACGTGAAGTACCCGAAATCGAATTCCTATCTAAATAACTATAACCCGCACGGTGTCACAGCCGTGCAATCTGGAGAACATCATGAGTAGTGAATATACAGAAGAAAATGGGTGGGAGTTCTTTGAATATACTATGCATATAGGAGATGAAAGACTTGAGTATTGGGCTACGATAAAACTAGTAGACGATGAAGAAGGCGATAACTATTACTGCGAAGAAGAAGAACTTACTCTGTATGTAAAAAGTAAAGCGCTTGGGTACGAAATTGAATCCAACGTGGGTTGTGAAGCGCCACAATTTGAGGTAGAAGAGATATTTGATAGATACATATCCAACAACCCTGAGATAGACAAAGCAATATTAAACCAGCTATTAAAGAAATAAGGAGAGAACACATGAGCGCAACACTTGTACTTACATTATCTTTTTTAACTGTCGATACCAACATCGACAAGAAAGGTCACACAACGAGCCATGAAACCATAGCCTACACTACGAGTGTAATCCCCTATGACAGCATGACGGCTTGCACCAATGGACGTGAAGAATGGAATCTTGCAATAGGGGCTTATCAGATGAGCAAAAGACCGACTCGTATTATCACAGCAGTATGTAACGACTCAGCTACGGGGGTGGTGCAATGAAAACCATGACGATTAAACAGTTTACGAAGAAGACAGGGATGTCACAAGCTACGCTTAGAAGGAAGTTAATCGCTCTCAATGTTTCTCCTGTTGGAGTAGATACCTATGGGAAGATGTCATGGCTATGGGCGGTAGAGGATTTAGAAAAAGCGTTCTCATTAGTAAATACTTATTTGTCCCCTCGTGGACGTCCTAAAAAATTGTGGTGATTGATATGAAAGATGAAAACTTTATTTGGGTTGCAGTGGCAATCTTTTTAGCAGGTACACTAGCAGGTACACTCACAGTCTGCGCATTGCACAGACACTACCATGAAATCATCAAAACAAATATTGGAGAGTTCATGCTACGAGACGGTAAGATGTATGGGGTATATGAGTTAACCCGCGATGTGCAAGGTAACATGGTGACGAGATGAACCGTATAGTAACACTGGACTTCGAAACTTTTTATGATAGAAACTACAGCTTATCCAAGCTAACCACTGAAGAGTATGTAAACGGTGATGAGTTTGAGGTGATTGGTGTAGGCATCAAGGTAGACGATAAGCCTACTATCTTTTACACAGGAACTAAGGAGGAGCTTAAAACGTACCTAGACTTATATGATATACCTAATCAGATACTGCTGTGCCATAACACATTCTTTGATGCAACGATTCTATCAGAGTATTTTGGTATCACGGCTAAGAGGTACATAGACACCCTGTCTATGGCTCGTGCAATACATGGCATATCAGTAGGTGGTAGCCTAGCTAAACTAGTAGAGCATTATGGACTAGGGGCGAAGGGTACGGAGGTTGTGAACGCACTGGGTAAACACCTCAAAGACTTTACTGAGGAAGAGCTTGCAAGGTATGGTGAATACTGTGTGAACGATGTGGAGGTTACGTATAAGCTATTCCATGCACTGATGCCGCACTTCAACACACAGGAGCTATCGCTAATTGATATCACTATTAAGATGGCAACAAACCCTACGCTAACTATCGACCTGCCTATGCTGGAGTCCTACCTGCATGAAGTACGCACAAAGAAGGAAGACTTACTGAGTCGAGTGGTTGCCGATAAGAAAGAGTTGATGAGTAACCCTAAGTTCGCGGCACTGCTTGAGAGCTACGGGGTTGATGTACCAATGAAAGTATCACCTACTACAGGAAAACTAACGTATGCCTTCGCAAAGACTGATGACGGACTCAAAGACTTACTCGAACATGAGAACCCAGATGTGCAGGTACTGGTCGCAACGCGACTTGGTGTTAAGAGTACAATCGAAGAAACACGGACTGAACGCTTTATTGGAATCGCTAAACGAACTAATTACTTACCCATACCGCTAAACTATTATGGTGCGGCAACAGGCAGGTGGTCAGCAGGTGGTGGACAAAAAGTAAACTTTCAGAACTTGCCTAGAGATAGCACACTTAAGAAGTCTATTGTTGCACCTGATGGTATGGTCGTAGTAGGGGCTGACTTATCTAACATTGAACTACGTGTGGGTCTTTGGGTGTGTGATGAGATGGAGGCTCTCAAGTCACTAGGTGATGGTCGGGATTTGTATAAGGAGTTTGCATCCCTTGCGTTTAACGTACCTTATGAGGAGGTAACTAAGGCACAGCGGTTTATTGGTAAGACATCTCAGCTAGGACTTATCTTTGGTGTCGGTGCGGCGAAGCTACGAGATGCTGTGAAGTCTGGGTCAGGCACTGACTTAGGTGAGATGGAAGCGAAGCGCATCGTTGACCTCTACCGCAATACATACACAGGGGTGACAGCGTTTTGGAAAATATGCAGTAGTGCTATTAAGGCAATCGCTGACGATGGTACGTTTACATTTGGTCGCAATGGTTTGTATATAGTAGATGGTAAGCGTGGTGTGAAGTTCCCGTCTGGTCTGTATATGCAGTACCCACAGCTTGAGAATGTGATAGACGAATCGTCTGGCGAGAAGGGTTACAAGTATAAACTGCGCAATGGATATGATAGACTTTACGGCGGTAAGTTAACAAACAATCTGGTGCAAGGTACGGCACGATGCATCATGTCAGAGGCTATGGTTCGCATAGCTAAGAGGTATCAAATCGCGCTGTCTATTCATGACGCGCTGTATATAGTTGTGCCAGAGGATGAGGCGCAGGAAGCCTTAGACTTTTTAATTGAAGAGATGTGCAGACCACCAGAGTGGATGCAAGGTATACCGCTAGCGGCTGAGGGCGGCTGGGGTAGAAGTATAGCTGATTGTTAGGAGAGAAAGATGGATACCGAACAAAACATAATAGAGCAGTGTAGGCACATCATACATCAACTTATTGTTATGGGTACTTCAATACCTACGCCACTAGAAGATGAAGAATCCGATTGGGATTTTATTAAATGGTGTAATAAATGTGCCATAGAGAGTTTAGATATGGCAATCACACATATAGAACACATGGGAGACGAAGATGACAAAGACTGAAGTGTATAAACGCCTTGAGATGGCGCAGAAGAACAAGAAAGAATTAAAGAAAGTTAAACTTAAAATCCTCGCAGAGATACAGCAACTCAAGCTGATGCTCAGAGCGATGGAAGAACAAGAGGTGTTAGATGGCTGAGATAACGTATTGGACTGTAATTGGAATTACTATGGTCTGTTTTATGATTGAATACACTAAAGGGGATGACGATGACCTTAGATGATTGGGTGGCACTTGTTGCTTATGTAGGATTGATTGGTTTATGTATGAGGATTATATGGACAAAGTTAAAAAGGTAGAAGCAGTAACTCCTGTGACTAGCGCAGTACACTGTAAGCATGACCATTGGAGAGTGTATCAAAGTCGTGGGTATCGTGAATGTGACAAGTGCAAAGAACAACGCCCTATTTTTAACGTAGTGAAGCATCAGAGATGAAGACACTAATAAACATACTGAAGTCCCCTGTATTCCTTATTTGCTGTTTGCTGTACTTAGCAAGTGAGTTGTTACTAGGGCTTAGCATACTGCTAGATTATATTGGGGAATTTTTAGAGGACGTGATAGATGAATAAAATTGAACATAAAATTGTAGGCTACAAAGTAGTTGATAAGACAGAAGAAAAAGTAGTGTTTGAGATGATACACGAGCATTTTCCTCGACCGCCTCATTTGACAGGTACAACGTATAAGATTAAGACACCGCAGTCTGAGCACGCTTTGTATATTACGATTAACGACATGGTGCTTAACGGTGACGAGCGTCATCCCTACGAGATGTTTATTAACAGTAAGAACATGGAGCACTTTCAATGGGTACTTGCATTAACGCGCTTGGTGTCCGCAGTGTGGCGCAAAGGTGGTGACTCTACTTTCCTTGTAGAAGAACTCAAGAATGTGTTTGACCCGAAAGGGGGTTATTACAAAAAAGGCGGTGTGTATATGCCATCGCTCGTAGCAGAAATAGGAACAGTTATCGAGCAACATTTAATAAGCATAGGTGTTATTAAAGTTGAAGTGGATGAGCATCAACAAGCGTACTTAGAAGCTAAGAAAGAAGAAGTAGGTGAAAAAGGTTTAAAAAATGCTGAGTTATGCACGTCATGTAATACCAAGTCTTTAGTGCTTATGGACGGCTGTGTTACTTGCGTCAGTTGTGGTTTTTCTAAGTGTAATTAAGGTGATTTATGAGAGTAAGACATAGAGGATGTAATGGAGAGGTTTGGTGGCGTTGCACACCTTATTTAAATTTCACTATAGATATGAATATGCACTATATATTTAAAAAAGAACGCCCTGATAAAGTCCGTGCGGTACTAAAAAGAATAGGAGCAATCCGATGGTAGAAAATAATATATTGGAGAGAGAAAATGAAAATTGAAATTAAGAAGTTAACAAAGAATGTAGTTATTCCTGCCTATGAAACTTTGGGTAGTGCGGCAGTAGACTTAAGAGCTAACATCACAAAACCGATTAAGTTAGATTTAGGTGAGGTTGCGATGATACCGACAGGTATTGCAATAAATATCCATGACGTAGAAGCGGCGGCTCTTATCATGCCTCGTAGTGGACTTGGACATAACTATGGTATCAAGTTGGGTAACTCGGTTGGTTTAATTGATAGTGACTATCAAGGTGAGCTTAAAGTTAGTATTAAGAACACAGGTAACGGGCTGTATAAAATATCCCCACAAGACAGGATTGCACAGATGCTTTTTGTTCCAGTAATTCGAGCAGAGTTTGTAGAAGTTGAGGAGTTCAGCACAGTGACTGAGCGTGGTGCAGGTGGCTTTGGGAGTACAGGTAATGGTTAGTACAACAGCTTATATTTTAATTATCGCTGTAACAACTCACGGTGAGCTTACACAATCAACAATTGAATTTGCAGACAAAACATCATGCGAATCAGCGGCAGTTAAACAGGATTTTGCGTTTAAAAATTTGCAATTTGCAGGTAGATGGAATTTAACCTGTCATCCTTATCAACTTACTGGAGAGAAGAAATGAAACTAAAAGTTAGTGAGGATGAGCTCTACCCCATATATGATATAGGTGATGGGTTTGGTAAAGAGGTTGAGGTTAGTGAAGAGTTTCTTAAAGAGTTTACAGAAGTAATGGATAAGTTCTGGATTATGCAAGAGGTATTACGCTTGTTATATGACAGCGTACCTGATGAGAAATCTCCTTATACTTTTTGTAATATGCCTGAGTTTACGTGTGATGAGGTTGATGAGGTTGATGAGGTTGATGAAAGAGGCTTACTGATATTTAAAGCAAAAGATAGATACAACTTCTCATGGGAGGACAAAATATGAAAGTAACCCTAGTGCAAAGCACACCTAACCCAGAGGAACACATCGGATTACTTGCAGGTATATGCTACGGTAAGACAGGTGAACAATCACCAGAGCAGTGCATCAAACGGGCAGAACACTGCGTGACTAAAGGTCATCTATCTACACTACGCTTTGCTCATGCGACATTCTTAGTTGCAGACATTAGCCGTATCTGTAGTCACCAGTTTGTTCGCAGTAAGCATTTGGATTTCTTGCAACGTAGTCAGAGGTATTGCAATGAAGGTGAAGTAGCAATGGTTATACCCCCATCAATTAAGGGTGAACATAAGACAATAGTTGAAACTGTGTATGCTGAGTTAACTCAAGTCTATAAAGATTTAATTGCCGAAGGCGTAAAGAAAGAAGATGCACGATTCATCTTACCACAAGGCACGACAACAGAATTACTGGTAGTCGGTAACTTCCAAGCGTGGTATGACTTTATTAAACTGCGTAGTGGTAAAGAAGTGCAGTGGGAGATACGCGCAGTGGCACATGAGATTAACCGCCAGCTACATGGTATTGCACCAAATATCTTTAAGGAGCTTGAGCATGAATAGGTTATGCGAGGTATGTAACTTAATCAAAGAAGAATCAGCATTTAAAACAGATAGTACAATATGTAAGAGATGTGCAGTGGTAGCAGGAGTGCAAGACCATTTGCAAAGACGCAAGCGCAGGGACGTTAGTTCACTAGACAACAAGATGTGTAGAAAGTTTTTACAACAACATTTAATAAAGCCGACAGGCTGGGAGCTAACACTATGAACGACAAACCTAAAACAATTTACGATGCATACACACAAGGGCAATTATACATGGGTGACTCAGTACACGAAGCTAAAAAAGAAGACATGGTTAACGAGCCTCCACACTACAAAAATGGTAAAATAGAATGTATTGTTGCGATGGAAGCAATGCTTACGCCCGAAGAGTTTATTGGGTATCTGCGAGGCAACGCCTTTAAGTATATGTGGCGATACCGAAACAAAGGTAAAGCACATGAAGACTTGCAGAAAGCGCAATGGTACCTGTCTAGATTAGTATTTATACATAACGAAAAATAACATGGCAACAGAAGAAGGAAACACAGACCTCGCGTCACTGCATGAGGAGATGATGCGAGATAAACTTATCGCAGTTATTTGCAGAGAAGCTGCACAAATAGATACAACTAACCCCACCGGACTTTGCTGGACGTGCGGTGACTTTATAGGATACAAGAGGAGATGGTGTGATAGAGAATGCGCGGATATATTTGAAGCCGAAACTAAGAAAAACCGGTAGTTTGTGGGTCTGCTACACAGAGTGGAAGTCTATACCCTGTACTGCTTCAACGCCTCAGAAGGCTTACATAAGATGGGTATGCAAAAATGAGCGTACCTAGTTTTACTTATAGTTCACTGAGTAGGTTTATTACCTGCCCTAAACAGTACGAAGCACACCATGTTTTAAAGTACATACCCTTCGCAGATACCTCAGCTACGCTGTATGGAAAAGACTTACATCTTGCGGCTGAGAACTACATAGGTAAAGGTGAGGCATTACCAGAGCGGTTTATATTTGTTAAGAAGTTCCTTGATACTATCAATAACATCAAAGGCAGAAAGCTTTGCGAGTATAAACTTGCAGTGGCGAAGGTAGGTACTGAGTATGAGTTCTGTGATTATGAAGCACCTAATAGGTACTGGCGTGGCATTGCAGACCTTGTCATCGTAGACGCAGATGCTAAGAAAGCGTATATTGTGGATTATAAAACAGGCAAGTCAGCAAAGTATGCAGACACTAAGCAACTAGCACTACTAGCGGCGGCGGTGTTCCTAGAGTTCCCGTATGTTGAGAATATCAAAGGGATGCTACTATTCGTAGTAGCTAACGAGATGGTAAAAGAAGAATATACATATGAGAATAGATTGGGTATTTTTGATAAACTAGCACCTGTATTAGCGCAACGGTCAATAGCCTACGAGACGGGAGTATTTAATCCTATTCCTAACGGGCTATGTCGTCGATGGTGTCAGGCTACACGGTGCATTCATAACGGTAACTATAAGGAGGGGTAATGCCCTACAAAGATAAGAAAGACAGAAACATTAAACGAGAATATGAATTAGAGAAGACTCGCCCTGGGGCGCATGAAGCTAGAATGGAGAGACAACGTGCTCGCCGTGCATATGATAAAGCGGGTATTGACCGCACTGGGAAAGACATTGACCATATCAAAGGTGTTAAAGCGGGTAACGGTAAAGACAACCTACGTCTTAGAGACCCAGAAGTAAATCGTTCGTTTCAACGCAACAGTGACCATACTATGAAGAAGAACGAACCACCAAAGAAAGCTAAACCTAAGAAGAAATAATATGGAAGTATCCGTAAAGTCAGTGCAGATTATTGCAACGGAGTCTGGTTTACCTGAGAGTTTAGTAGAGCGTCACATAGACGCTTTATGTACCATGACTCTTAGAACGCGTATTAGTGAACGGAAGATGTGCCTAAACAAAGTAAGAGCATGGTACTTTAATAGAAGTACGAATAAGCCTCAGCTATTTGAAGTATTAGAAGATAAATGATTCGCCCCCTTAAGGGGCTGTATGGAGTGACAATGGAAATACAAGTTATTCAAGATAAGGTCTTGTCTATCAAGACCACTAACCCCGATGCTATTACAAGCGTCATTACAAAAAGTAAAATTAAAGATATTGATTTTGGTACAGCAGAGGTATGGGTAAATTTTGGTTTAGGTGAAGCGCATATCCTAAACAATATAGGTATTAAAAATGTACCCTCACCTATTCGCACACAGTACACATGGACAGGGATGTATAAGCCCTTTGACCATCAAAGAGTGACAGCAGAGTTTTTAACGCTTAACCGCAGAGCCTTTTGCTTAAATGAAATGGGTACGGGTAAAACTAACTCAGTTATCTGGGCGGCTGACTATTTAATGAAACTCAGTGTAATACGCCGTGTGCTTGTGGTTTGCCCTCTATCTATTATGGATGCGGCATGGCGTAAGGATTTGTTTAAGACAGCTATGCATCGGTCAGTTGAGATTGCACATGGTAGTAGGGTAAAACGTGCTGAGATTATTAAAAGCACTGCGGAGATAGTTATTATTAACTTCGATGGTGTTGAGATTGTAGAGAAAGAGATTGCTGAAGGTGGGTTTGATTTGATTGTAGTAGACGAAGCTACGCATTTAAAAAACGTCTCGACTCGTAGATGGAAGACGATGAACCGCTTAGTCACTGCAGACACATGGCTCTGGATGTTAACGGGTACACCTGCAGCGCAGTCACCAGTGGATGCGTATGGACTAATTAAACTAGTTAACCCCAAGCAAACACCTAGAGCGTTTAATGCGTTTCGAGATATGGTGCAGATACGCACCTCGCAGTTTACGTTTAAGAACCGGCCCGATGCAGAGCAGATAGTACACAGCTTTATGCAACCTGCAATACGGTTTACTAAAGAAGAATGTCTAGACTTGCCAGAGCTAACATATCAGACAAGAGATGTGCCTCTATCCCCACAACAAGAGAAGTACTACAGACTTCTCAAAAAAGAAATGCTCATGCAGGCTGGGGGAGAAGAGATAACTGCGGCTAATGCGGCAGTGGCTTTGAATAAATTACTTCAGCTTTCATCTGGGGCGGTGTATTCGGATACTGGAGAAGTGATTGAGTTTGATGTGAAATCTCGTGCGGCAGAGCTATTAGATATTGTAGCTGAGACATCTCACAAGACGATTGTGTTCGTGCAGTTTAAACACACCATAGAGATAGTAGAAAGGATATTACTAGATGTAGGCTACAGTGTAGGCGTTATTCATGGCGGTATAAATGCAAACAGACGCTCTGAGTTATTTAATGCATTCCAAACTTTGCCCAATCCACAGGTTCTAGTTATTCAGCCGCAAGCGGCGGCGCATGGGGTAACTTTGCACGCGGCTAATACAATCGTGTGGTGGGGCGTCACGCTTTCACTGGAAACTTATAAGCAAGCTAATGCGCGTATCCATCGTGCAGGGCAAGTAAACAGATGTAGCGTGGTGCATCTTGTAGGCTCACCCGTAGAGAAGAAAGTCTTAAACGTACTAGAAGATAAAGGTGCGGCTCAGACTAAGTTGTTAGATTTATACAAAGATGTTATTAGTTGACATGGGACAGTAGGTACTGTATAATATAATCTCCTTCAAAGAGATATAGAGGAAAACACATGAGCACAGTAAACGTAGAACAACTCGTTAAGGCATACATAAAGATGCGCGATGCGAGGCAACAATTGTTGCGAGAGTTTGATGAAGCAGACGCTAAGATAAAACAGCAACAAGATGTAGTACAACAAGCTCTACTTGAGCTTTGTAAGGAGACAGGGACAGATGGGCTTAAGACCTCAGCAGGTACAGTGACACGGACGGTTAAAACCAGATACTGGACAAGCGATTGGAACAGTATGAAAAATTTTATTAAAGAGAACGATGCGTTTGAGTTACTTGAGCAACGAGTGCATCAAACAAATATGAAATCTTTTTTAGAAGAAAACCCAAACCTCATGCCCCCAGGCATGAATATTGATAGCAGATACGCTATAACAGTAAGAAGGAAATGATATGCAATCCAAAGAAGATGAAGATGTCTATTTGACAACTGACCAAGTTATGAAGATACTAGGTCTCTCCAGACAGTCTATCTCTAGACTAAGACTCACAAACGTGCTGACTACTTACCGTCAAGGTACGAAGTATCTATCCAGTGCAAGAGAAGTCGAAGACTTACTAACACAAAGAACCACAATAGTTAAAATCAATAAACCACAAGAGGAAAATAACAATGGCTAACGAAATGAGCTTATTCACAACAGGCGCAGTAATTCCAGCACACTTTGCAAAAAGAGAACTAAGTGCAACTACTAAAGCACTTATGGGCGGTGCATCCGATGCTCGCCGCATCTCAGTAAAAGGTAACATCTTCCGCTTAACTGTTGGTGGTCAAGAGGTCGCTAAGAATGAAGACCGTGCAATGAACATTATCATTGCGGCGGCAGCTCCTAATACATCTCGCCAATACTATAGTGGCTCTTATCAAGAAGGTGTAATAGCCGCACCCGACTGCTGGAGTTCAGATGGTGAAATGCCTAATGCATCTATTAAAGAACCAAAACACACAAACTGCAAAGCGTGTCCTATGAACGTAGCAGGGTCTGGTCAAGGCACGAGTAGAGCTTGCCGTTTTAATCATCGTCTGGCGGTTTTACTTGAGAATGATATGCACGGTGATGTATATGAACTATCTCTTGCGGCTACATCTATCTTCGGTAAAGGTGAGAACGGTAAGATGCCTCTATTCCAGTATGCCAAGCAGTTAGCTGGTCATGGTATGAACGTCACTGACGTAGTAACAGAGCTTAGATTTGATACAGACTTTGCTACACCTAAGATGATATTCCGTGCGGTGCGCCCACTTGAGTTAGCTGAGATTGATGTTGTACTTAATAAAGGGTCTTCCGTTGAGGCTATTCAAGCTATCACTACCAGCTACTCAGCTCCAGTAAAAGAAGATACTGCACCTAGTGGGTTTATACCGACTGCAATTGAAGCTCCTGTGTCTACAGACGAGCCTATTGTAAGAGAGAAAAAAGCAGCAACTAAACCTGCTAACTCAACTGATTTAGAAAGTACCTTAGCTGAATGGGCTGACTAAACACTTCCCCATTAGAAGGGGCGGTACTATCCGCCCCTTTTTTGTCTTTATTTTTAGGTGTAATCATGAACAGGATAGATTTTTTAAAGACAGTGTTAGCAAAAGGCGGTATGTATTGCGCTGTAGGTATAATAAATAAGAAAGTTAACCAAGTATTTTTTAATACGATGGAAGAGTTAACACAATGGTCAGACGTTCAAACCTTAGCTGGCGTAAATGTTTTCTTTGCAGTAGCTACCTATCACACAGCTATTAGTAGAAGTGCTAAAAATACTAAGCTGTTTAAATCTTTATGGCTTGATTTAGATATAGGTAAAGGAACTGCGTATGAATCGCAGGTTACAGGTATCGCGGCACTTAAAAATTTTTGTGTTGCGGCTTCCCTTCCCAAACCAACCATAGTGTCATCAGGATATGGGTTGCACGTTTACTGGGCGTTTAAAGAAGAAGTTGATTATAACGAATGGAAACCCTTAGCTACCGCATTAGCGGATAAGATAACAGCCGAGAATTTTAATGTTAAAGATTTAGGTGTAACAACAGACGGTGCTCGTATCTTGCGTGTACCTAACACAAAAAACTATAAGTATAGTGATGCAGTAAATGTTGAAATAATAACGCTTTCTGCGCCTACACCTATACAAACTTTAAAAGACATACTGTCTCCAAAAGATACATTAACCCCCTTAGCTAAAGCAGAGCTTGCCGCTTCTAATGTAACGCTCAACGATACAACTCGTGCACTGCTAGGAAACATTATCTACAAGTTCTCACGGGTTATGCATAAAAGCCTTAGTAATAACGGCTGTGCGCAGATGGCTCATATATACCTAAACCAAAACGATATCCCAGAACCTCTTTGGAGAGCGGGGCTTTCTATTGCTCAGTTCTGTGTAGATAAAGAAACAGCAATACATAAGATATCTCAAGCACACGATGAGTATTGCCCTGCTGAGACTGAAAGAAAAGCATGGCTTATTAAAGGTCCGCATCTATGTGAAACATTTAATCACATCAACCCCGATATGTGCGTGGGGTGTAAACACGCTGGGGTTATAACAACGCCCTTAATGCTAGGTAGAGATATACTAGAAGCTTCACCCTCAGATAATATTGTTACGGCAGAGAGTAAAGAGCTTGGCACAATCGACATAGAGATACCTCAATACCCATACCCATACACAAGAGGACCCAATGGTGGTGTATATGTTAAGAGCGTACTTGACTCTGGTGATGGTGAAGAGACTGATAAAGTATTAGTCTATGAAAACGATTTTTATGTAGTAGGCAGACGCAATGACCCAAACGATGGTGAAGTGTTGCATATGCGTCTTATTAGACCCTATGACGGTGTAAGTGATTTTATCGCTCCTCTTGCAACTGTAACAGCGGGAGACAAATGCCGTGAGTTCCTATCCCATCGAGGGGTCGCCGCTCATGCAACTCAAATGAAACTAATTATGGCATACCTAGTAGCGTGGACTAAACATTTGCAAAATACAACTAAGGCAGAGCAGGTTAGAGTACAGTTTGGCTGGACACCCGATGACGCGGCATTTGTTATTGGTTCAAGAGAGTTTGTGAAAGGTGCATCTCCTAAGTTCAGCCCTCCTTCAGCAACAACGCAGGAGGTAGTTAAGAAGTACAATAAAGAAGGTTCTATTGATGAATGGTCTAGAATTGTCAACACTTATGCTCTTCCTGGAAATGAGGTACGTGCCTTCGGTTTGTTTTTGAGTTTAGGTGCTCCGATGTTTAAGTTCTTCTCTTTAGGTGGGGCTATTTTGCATCTGACTAACGCATCATCTGGTGTGGGTAAAACAACTGTACAGTATGTAGCAAGTAGTGTGTGGGGGCATCCTAAAGACACGGTGCTTACCAATGAAGATAAGCTATTAGCTAAATACCACCGTATGGGGGTTATTCAAAATCTTATTCTATGCATTGACGAGGTGACCAACTTACCGCCTGATGAAGTGAGTGATTTGGCATTTGGTATTACCAATGGTCGAGGTAGAAACCGTATGAGTTCTTCGGCTAACGTAGAGCGAGTTAATAACACTACATGGTCGATGCCTTGCATTACATCTGGTAACAACAGTTTGCATGAGGTGCTTCAGTCCCATAAGGCTGACCCAGAAGGCGAGGTACTTCGTATCTTAGAGCTTGAGGTAGTACGTGCAGACTATATGACTAAACAAGATACTGACCAGTTATTCAGTAGAGACCTATTTAAAAATTATGGGTTTGCTGGAGATGTTATTGCACAGGCTATTTTAGACAACCTAGACTTATCAATTAAAGACTTGTTTGCTATCCAACGTGATTTTGATACTAGAGCTAACCTATCTCAAAGAGACCGATATTATTCTGCACTTATTGCAACGGCTATATTTGGCGGCAAACTTGCAAATGAGCTGGGTATTATTAACATTCCCGTTGAGCCTGTCATAGATTATCTAGTTAAAAAGATAGGACATAAGGCTACCGTTATAAAAGTACAGGAAGATAAAGCATCAGCTAATTTAGGTTTGTTTATGTCAGAGCATATGCAAAACCAACTTGTGATAAATAATAAAATACCTGTCATACCAGGAGTACTGGGCGTACCTATTGAAACCCCTCGCGGCGCACTAGTAATACGCAGAGAACCAGACACTAATAGAGCGTATATTATCTCGTCAGTAATTAAAGCATGGTGTGCAAAGAAGCAAATATCCTATAAATGTATGGTAGCTGACCTAAAGAAAATAGGTATCTTAGTAGATACAACTAAGGTTAGGATGTCGGCTGGGACAGTGCAGGATAGCCCTGCTGTTATGGCACTCGTCTTGGATACTACTCAAATGGGATAAAAAAGGGGGCTTAACGCCCCCTCTCTTTTATGGATGAACTCTATTGTATAAGGCTTTAGATTTACGTTCTAAGTTGAGGATGCGCTCTTCAATGCTATCGAGCTGTGTACGTTTATCAGCAGGAGACATAGAGTCGTTAGGTATAGCCATAATAATACGCTTCTTACGGTTTAACGCATCTACCTTTGTGATGATATGGTTTAGCGCAGTGTGTGCGCCTTTGTTTAACATATCTCTATTCTCTTCTTTATACGCTCTAGCTTCCTCAAAGCGTTTCTCACCTTTAAGCATATTGTATGACCTAAAGGCTTTCTCTTGCTCTTCGCGGAGTTTATAGAAGACGTCTTGTGACTCATCAGAGTGAGCTTTCCCTAGTAGTGACGGCATTCCAGGAATACTTCTAAACGCATCAGCCCCAGACTTATCAGCATAAGGGATGTCCATACCTTGTCTAAGCCCATAGTCAATAGTTGCAAGTGCGGCTGCCCCTGTATACCCAGCAAACCCCTTAATGAGATGGTCGGCACTGATAGGAGATATAAACCCAGTCTTACCTAAAAGTTTAGAAAATTCTGATGTATCGCTTTTATACTGATACTCTTTATCTGCGCCCACTAGTCGTTGAGGTACTACGCTTCTACCTGTGAAGAAGTCATGGTTAATAGACACTTCAAGGATAGGTTTAATAATAGTAGGCCCAACAGGCGCATTCATAAACGCCGCTACCACTGCAGCCTTCATTGCCTCTTTAGCTAACTCAGGATTTTCTGTGCCCTCATTCATTAAGTAAGTATATGCATGGTTACCCGTTACAAAAGGCAGTGCAAACACGTCAGCACGAATAGGTAGGGTGATATTAGATTTAACGCCCAGTGCTCTTAATGGGAAGATGTGAGTATCCTTCTCTCTTGAGTCTTTATTTTTAAACTCATCGTCATCATCACCGTGGTCGGCTAAAGCGTTGTATAACCACAACATCGCCATCATCTGAATAGTAGTACCAGCCATAGTAGCTAGAGCTGCTTTTCTTTCTGAAGGTGCAATCCCTCTCCCAGATATTGCATTGTACGCCGCGCGGTTAGCTTGGATGTATGCACCTAAGAAAGGAGTAATTTGTCTAATAGAATCGAGTCCAGCACTTGCACCGCGTCTACGGAAGTTAATCACCTCAAAGGCTCTTTCTTGCGCTATAGCTTCAGCTTCGGGTCTACCCTTCATCTCTTTCATAGTGCGGTTATAGATTGCTTGGCGAACGGCGTTATCACCAGCCATAGCAAAATGCTCTGCCATATCTTTAATCTTACCAAAGGCACTCTGCTTTCCAGCATGATGCCCACCATACGCAAGGTCATGGATACTCACACCGAACTGGTCTGCAAAATCTTTTTGTCCCACTGCACCGATACGTTTAAGTCTTTCATGGGCTTTAGTTGTACTAAATGCTGTACCGACAAATTCTTTTAAGACTTCAAAAGGTAGCATTAGAGGACGCTTTACACCTGATGTGTACATCGCTGTGTACGTATCTTGAGGTAGCTGAGAAAGAGTAAACAGTGGATTATATACGATACAGTTACGCAAGAACGTAGCCAGCTTAACACCCATACTTAATGCACTACGTGGCACAGGAGATACACCGTTGAAAGCAAATCGCATAATAGGGTCTTCAAACTTCCAATACTCTTTTACACCATTGCGATAACATACAACAGCAGTAGGACCATTTTTATCTAACTCAGTAACAGAACCTTGAGGCAGTACATCCTCTGCAACATCAACAAGCTCTCTAGACTTATCTGCTCTAATAGCTTTTACATAACTATTAACAACCCATTTCTCCATGTTAAGGATAATGTCATCTACTTCACGAGTTTTAGACCCTTTTATTCCAGGCTCTGCTTGCCCTGCCATGAGACTACCTGACTTACGGAAGTTACCCGTTGCCATCTGAGCATACATCTCATCAGGGTCTTGAACATCCATAATACGGTTAAAGGGCACATAAGCCACAGCATCCATATAGTTAGAGGCTTGCTCTGGTGAATACCTACCTGATGCAACAAGCGTATCAATTACATTTTTTCTAACTCTATGCCACATCTCCATAGGCTCTCTAAACTCAGGCATAGAATTAAATGCAGCTAGATGAGTTGCTACTTCAGCCTTTGACATATGCAGGTTTTTGGCTAGGTCTAATATTTTTCTAGCCTTTCTTAAATATGCGTGGCGAGCAGGACCGCTTATAGTTTGAGCTGTGGCTTTAATGTTATCTGCCGCTCTATATATCTCATCAATACGAGCCGCTACCATGAACTCCCCAAAGTGTTTTGAAGTTTCTTCAAAAGTCTCACCGTATTTAGTTGCAATATCACTAATTAGCTGACGGATTCTAGGCATATTATCTGCACTATCTACGCCTTCCCACATATGAGTAGCAGAGCTTTTCTTCATACCACCTCTAAGTGCTGCCTCACCCGCCGTTGATGTACTATGCATGGTTTGAGACTGTGATACTCGCATTAGGAAATCACGCATTTGGTCCCATGTAATCTGAGACCCTTTAACCATCTTAGTTAATTGATTTCTAAGTGTGTTGATATACCGCGCATCATAACTACTTATGCTAGTTTCTATTATATCTGCGGTTTTTTGTATGTTCTCTCCTATAGTAAGAGGAGCATTAGCCGCAGGTTTTGGATGTCCTTGCTTTCTAGCTTCTGTTGCCGCTTGAGATGCTTGTCCTTGTGGAGTAAATGAAAACGCTGTACCTTCTCTCGGTGCACGAGTAGCTGTTTGTGACTCTCTACGCAGTGCTTTAGCTGCAAGATGGTGGATATCTGACTCGGTGATACTAAGTCTTGCACCAAATGTGGTGCGTACCCAGTTTTTAACCGCTGATATCGCACGTTTTACAATAGGTAGGTTAGGCGCGTTCTCAACTAGGTATGCTAAGGTTTCTTCACCTTTTAAGTGTTCTGGCGTATTCTCAGGAACAGCTTGTCTTGCACGGTCAAACGCTTCACCTTTAGTAGTCAGAGCTTGAGAGGTTAAATCCCCCCAGACTTTATCGCCCACCATACCTCGCATACCAACGTGTACACCCACTTCATGCATCGCTACTTTAGGTAGCGTCTCTGGGGTAAGCTTGCTGGCAACTAAATGCACCTCACCTTGAGGTGTGGTAAGCCCTTGTACTCTTTCTGGATGTCTTCCACCAGGTAATGTATCTGCCGTATCATGCAAAGTGAGCTTACCGCTCTCAACAAGGCGTTTCATCTCAGGTGTAAGATGAGGTTGCAGTGACTCTACAGTATGGTTTGTGTTTACTCCTTCTGGTGCAACAGATAATCTAGGTAATGTTTTCTTTTCTGTACGCAGTGCTCTAATCTTATCAGATAGCTCTTTTTGTTCATCGGGGTCTAAGCTTTCTTCTTTTTGAAAGTTTAATGCGGAAATCTCTTCATCTACATCTAGCTGAGTACGTCCAGTATAAGCCTCTTGCTCTGGCGTTTTTTCTGATGATTTCTGCCGTATGTTTAAAAATGCATCAAAGAGAGCCTGCTCTTTTTCATCTGCAGATTGTTGTTCTTGAAAATCATTAGCTACGACAGTTCGACCTACTTCAGGTGCAGGCGTAGGCGTTTCTTCCTCTACTTCAGGCGGTGGAGAAGGCGGTGGTGTATTATCTTCTTCTGATTTTTGCTGTGCATCTCTCTTTGCTTGTCTATCTTTTGCTTCTTGGTCTGTACCAAAAATAGCATCCATAAGGCTTTGGTCTTCGCCATCCGAGATTCCTTCTTCCTCTACTACAGGCGGTGGAGGAGGTGGGGGTGGAGGTGTATTATCTTCTTCCTCTTCCTCTTGTTCATCTACTACTGGAGTAGTTTCTACTATAGGTGCAGCTTTGGCTTTCTTAGGTTTAAGAAGCTCTGGAGGGAGTTTTAAAGTTGTTGCTTCTTTTAAAGGTACGTTCTCTTTAGTCCACGTTCTACCATCTTTATGTGTATATGTTGCATTGTAAAGAGCTGTGCCATCTTCGTGCGTGCCTACCTGCTCATAGGTAGCAGATATAGTTTTATTCTTTACCGTACCTTTACTTTCAGGTGAAGGGGGTACCTCGTCCTCTTCTTCATTTTCTGGTGGAGGAGGTGGGGGTGGAGTTTCGTCTGTTGTTTCTTCTATACCTGCTTGAGCCTTTGCATTTGATATAAATGCATTCCATGCATCGTTATTGAACTCTGCGGGCAGACCGTGTCTACCTTGGATGTTTTCTCTTTTAGAGATAATACCTTCAGCCTCTGCGATACCTTCTGGCGTAGAGTAGTCAATCTTAGTTAGAGATTCAAAAAGCTTACGATGCTCATTCCTAGAAATACCTACATTCTTAAGCTCACGAGATACATTTAAAGGCCCACTAACTTCTTCTTGAGCAGGCTGGTCTTCTGGTTTAACAGCTTCTTCTGGTTTTGCAGTAGGCATAGCTGCGCTAATGCCTTTAATACCGCCACCGCCAATAGCACCTAACGCTGCACTGACTTCTCTTTCTTGAGCTGCTTCTGGAGTAGATACATCTTGGTTACCACCTACTTGCTCTAGTCCCGTTTGTGCATACTCTGTTGCACCTTCAGCTCCTGCACCGATGCCTCCTTGCTTAACTATTTTTAAAGCAGTATCAAGAGCACCGCCTTTTATAGGCGCAGCACCTTCCATAAGAGCTGCACCCGTTTCACGAACCTCTGCATTTACGGCACTGCGTAGAGAGGATGGGAGAAGTCTAGAACCGCCCAGTAACAATTTATCTGTAAGTGCATCCATCGCCGCAGCTGGCATGGCTGTGAGTAAAGCTTTGGGGATGTCTTCTTTCCCACCTTCATGTTGCTTACCACGCATCTCAGTATATTCTTGCATATAAGAAGGGAAAAAAAGACCTAACGCCCCACCAATAACTGCACCAATAGCTGTACCAGCACCGGGAACAACAGAACCTATTGCAGCACCTGCTTCCGCTCCAGCCCACGAACTTGCAAGTGATACGGGTAGTTGAGGCAGTACGTTACCAGCAGCTGCTTCTAAGGCATCAATTGGATGCTCACCGATATCTTTTACTGAACTGATAGAACTTGGGTTTTCTTTCTGCACCTGCTCTGCTTGCTCACGTACCCGTTTACCATAGCCAGATATCCCTTCTGACCCTACTGCATTACCGATATCTTCAAGCGGCTGCCCTAAAAAAGCATTAGCCATATGAGCCGTAGTAGACCTAGCAGTATTACCAAACTCACTACCTTTTTCTTTAGGCGGAAGAATATCTTTCTCTATAACCTGAATAATTTCTTCATGAGACATATCATCTGGAAATTCTACATTTCCAACACCAGTGACTTCTACGACTTGCATATAGGTTCCTTATCGAGTGTATACTAGGTTACCCGTTTTAGGGTTTACAGGTAATTTTAATGCAGGTGCAGGCTCATCATCTGCAAAAGGGTTCATACTATGAAACATCTCCCCTACAGCACTACGTTTTTCTACTGGTTTTGCTGGAGGGGTATATGGTGTATACCCTCCACTGTTGTCTCCATATAATGCAGAAAGCCGACGTATTATTTTAGCCTTCTCACCAGCATAATATTCATCCGCTCCAGGCTTACCTGAATCTTTCTCGGCATCTGCGTCTATAGATTTAAGTGTAAACTCTAACGCTTTAGCTGTCCTTTCAGCTTCTTTAGTCATCCCACTTGAACCTGCGGCTTTTAATTGCGCAAGTTTTTCTCTTTCTAAAGATAGATGACCTGATTTATAAGCAGCATCACTTTCAACATTAAGACGGTCAATATCATTCTTCTCTCTATCGATACCGTAGCCCATTGCATTTTTAGCATGCTCTTCTTTAGCTTTTGCGCCTTCTAATTTTGCCGTGATGTTAGCTGCCCTTCTATGTTCAGCGCTTTCTGTACCGAATTTAATAGCAGCTAGAGCTTCTGCACGTTGAGAGTCTTCAATTCTACTTCTTAAATCATCAAGTTTATCTGCGCGAGCGGATATTGCTTTCTTAGACTCGCCGTAAGCAGACAACCCTTTAGATGCACCTTCACCAATATTAGCAAACGCATTAGGTGAAGTCCCTGACATCGTAGCAAGGCCTGCTTGCATAAGAGCCATCCAAGGCGCTTTGTCTTCCTCACCTTTAAGTGCCGCTTCTCTAGATGCAATACGCTCTTCCTGCTTTGCAATCGCTGGGTTAGTGCCTATTCTTTTCTTTTGCTGTTCTATAAGCACATCAGGGTCTATTTCGTTAGGCGCGTAAGAGCCTGCAAATGCACTTTCATCAAACGCTGGGTAGCCCGGCACTAAAGAGCCGTCTGTATCTCCAGCAAACGCAATAATCCCGCCATGTGCATAATCACTTTCATCAATGCCACTAGGCAAAGAGTCAATCCCACGAGGTTCTGGAGCTTCTTCCACTTGACGAGCCATGTGCTCTTGCATGACATCATTATGAGCGGCGTCTAGGATTTGCTGTGCTACGGGTGGTTTAGGTGCGCCTTGTTGAAGCGCTTGTTGCTGCGCCATCGCTTGCTTCTGCGCCATTGCTTTTTGTAGCATGGGGACTACAACATAGTCGGGTACACCGTTTTGGCGAGCTTTAAGTAGCTGGTCAACAGAATACATAGAAGGGGTATTCATCATCTTATTTTCCTCCTTTCATCGCGTTATACACCGCTAAGTCACCGATACCACCACTCTTAGCTTTAGGCTCTTTAATGACACCGCCTTTCTTTTTAAATGCTTGATACGCACCCACACCCGTAGCAGCTAACCCAGCCACTTGAGACAGAGGGCTTGGTGAAGGGGTATACCCTGTCATACTACCAGTTTGTACACCGTTAAGTACGTTACCAATATTACCCATGATTTCCCAAGGATATTTCTGTTGATAGTCGTTGTAACTAATAGCATTATTAATAGCTTGTTGACCAAGCGCTTGCTGCTGCGCACCAAATTGGTTTTGTAGTCCAGCAATAGATTGTTGTTGTGCTAACTGCTGATTACCGATACTAGCTAGTTGTTGCCCTGCTGTACCTGCCATACCATACCCAGACTGTGCTGCACCGACACCTGACAGACCAACACCCGCACCTTGCATCGCTTGTGCTTGTCCAGATAACCCAGTTTGAGCGCCAGATAGACCATACTGCCCTGCGCCTGTAGCCGTAGTGACGCCTTGAAGTCCTGTTTGGGCACCTTGAATACCTGTGTTGTACCCTTGAAGACCAAGCTGTGAGCCCTGCAAAATATTACCTTGGGCTGTATCGTAGGCTGATTTATAGCCTTGACCGATGAGGTTTGCTTGCGCTAATTGATTAGACTGGTCGTTAAGGTTATTTTGCACCATCTGACGACTACCGCCATACGCCCCAGCTTGCGCTGCTTGTGAATTAGATTTCTGGTTAGCGATAGCATTCTGTTGGTCCATCAACGCAAGTTGAGGTTTCAGTGACGCTTCCAGATAAGGGTTCATGTAGGCGTTAACTGTCCCTGCATTAGTAGCTTTATTCTCGTAAGACTGACCAATCCCTGCTCCAGCCGCGCCCATCACAGCACCAAGACCGCCGTAGTTCTGTGCACTATTACCTAGAATATTCGCATTCTGAGCCGCTGTATCAGCCGCCGCATTCCCTAATTGCGCCGAGTTAAGACCCGCTTGGTATCCTGCACCACCATAGTCAAGGGCAGACGTTGCTGTATTAAGTCCCCCTGTCGCAGCGATATTAGATAAATCAGCCGCTGTTTGATTTTGCTCAGGTAGACCCATTTGAGCCGCAGCAGAGTAAGACATATTCTGCAAAGCTGTTGCCGGCGCTACCATTCTGTTAGGGTCAAACTCCCCAGCATCATTTAGCATATACTCAGAAGGCTGGTAAGCGGTAATGCCTGTAGGATTAATTTTAGCAGACCCAAAACCGCCAGAAGAGTCTAAAATACCTAGACTTTTAAGGTCTGCTGTGGTTACGTTACCGCCAGACCCATACCCTTTCACTTCACCGCCATTTGCATAATTAGATGTTTGAGGTTTCCAATCTTCTGCCATTTTAGGCGCAGGTTTTCCAGGATTGTCCGCAGAGGTAAACCCTTGTTTCATCATAGAATTTAAAAGCACTTCATAATAAGGTTTTAACTCAGTTGGAATATTACGCTGTTGCACAGTTGTGTTCTGACCGCCCCCGCTTCCGCCACCATAGAATGTCGGTACGATATAGGTTGTGAAATACTTTTTAAAACTTTTAATAATCATATTGATACTTCCAGTAAGGTACTGCGGGGTTGAAAGTCAAAGCGTCTCCAGAGTCTTATGATAGCAGGTCTTCCATAACCTTGAATCATCGTAGCCCCCCGTGCTTTAAATAAATTTTTTAATTGGCTAAAACTATCTTGGGTAGCAATCAACCTACCGCCTACCGCTGTGATAAACGCAACTCGATGCAGTGGGTAGTTAATATACGAGATAGTTGCAGCGCCTCTCATTACGTTATGCTCATCTACTGCCACAAAAAGCTCCCAATTACCGTTAACAAGATAGCTTAGTACATGGTCGTCATTATACGTCATGTTAGGTGAATTCTCACCACTCCCTTCCTGCAAACCAGCCACAATATGCGGCCTCGCTAAAGGCCACGTCTGTTGAATAAACTCAGTAGGTACTGCGTGCAGGGTTATCATGTTAATGTAAAGGTTTGTGGGGTGCCCTGTGGGGCAGCGGGTACTATAGGCGCAGGTTTGTTTTGTAGAGCGGCTATACCTGATTGTCCTGCCGCTGCATAGGTTGGGTTAGCGGCAAGTGCTGCATAATATTGTTCAGCGGTTATTCCAGGCGTGTTTTGTAGCTTCTGTAAATCAACTACTTGTTGAGCGCTAGTAAAAGGCACAGAGGCTGCTTGAGCCTGCTGATTTAAATTAGGAACAATTCCTGTACCATAAGCACTAGACGCATCGGTGTTTAAGTTACTTTTAGAAACTACTGAAGGGTCTACAACCCCTGCTACGCCTGAACCTAGTGTCACAGACTGAGGTTGATTTGGTGACGTCAACGTAAATTGCTGAGGTTGATTTGGTGACGTCAACGTAAATTGCTGAGGTGTACCTAGTGCTTTTCTCGCCTGCTCAGCCGAACTATCTATTGTTACAGGTTGAGGTGTACCTAGTGCTTTTCTCGCCTGCTCAGCCGAACTATCTATTGTTACAGGTTGAGGTGCCCCTAACGGTTGTTGAGTGATAGGCGTAGTTACAGGTGCATTTTGTTGAGCGTTTAATGCAGCTAAACCAGACTGCCCAGCAGCTTGTAAATCAGGATAAGCTGTACTATTTGCAAGTTTTGTATAGTATTCTACTGGCGTTTTTGATGAAGTCTGCGCCTCTTGTAAGTAGGTAGATTTAGCAACTTCGGGCGCAACTGCTGGTAAAGACTTATAAGACTCTAATGCTGCTTTACCTGTCGATGCCAAGTCAGAGTATAACGTATTGTTTGCAAGCTTTGTGTAATAGTCAACAGGTGTGTTTGATGAGTTTTGTAAATCCTGCACCCATTTCATTTTCCCAGCAGCTAGTTTCTCCGCAGCCAGTTTCTCCGCAGCTAGTTTCTCCGCAGCCAGTTTCTCCGCAGCTAGTTTCTCCGCAGCCAGTTTCTCCGCAGCCAGTTTACCTGCACTTGTATCCGTAACAATAGGCTCACCTGCTTTAGGCACTACAGGAAGTGTTGTGTTCGTTGTATCAGGCGCACCTGGTTTAGTTGCTTTCCCTGCTGAGTTAGTAATACTAGGCTGATATATTTTTGATAATGCAGGGGATAAGCTTGTTATTGCATTAGGGTCGTAAGGCTGACCAGCAGTATTAGCTAATTTTAATAAGTCTTTAGACGTGGGGTTGTTTTCAAACGGTTTTTTGATATTGGTTAAATCAGGCGTTTCAGGCATAGTTAGCTGATTTGTATAACCCGCCGCGTAAGGATTTTTATACCCTGATAACATCCCGTTTAAGATGTTTGAATAAGGTGATGTAGAGTTAGCAACTAATTTACCAGAAGCATCTAATGACGGTGCGCGGTAAACCCCTTTATTAGGGTTGTAAGATTGTGTAAACTCAGTCATTTTATCAGGTTCTATCTCTCCCCCAGTATAAGCAAAGTTACCGTTAGCATCTTTAAAACTCCCTTTAGGGAGTAACCCTGTAATCCCATCAGTAGGTGTAGTTGTAGTAGAGGTTTTAGCCCAATCGCCTGTGGTCGCATCTTTAGTTAACTTAGCTACGTTTGAGTTGTATGAATCTACTAATTTACTAGGGTCATTTAATAAAGCATTGGCGGCTGTTCTATACGTCAAAGACCCTGTTTTGTTAACTAAGTCTCCATTAGTAGTAGTGATAACCTTATCTACATAAGACTGAATTTTATCGTTAAAAGCTAACTTAGTATCTTCTCCTCCAGCTATAACTTGTTTAAAGTCGTCTGATGTAAATAAAGGTTTCCCTGATGAGTTTTTTAACCCACCGTACCGAGCTTCTAATGTTGCCGCAGTATCTTCAGGTTTAACTGCATAGTCGCCCACCGCATTAATATATTGAGTACGTATTGCATCTGGGTCAAATTGGTTAGTAGCTGAACCACTCATAATAGCTTTAGCTGACGCTGTTTTTTCTGCGCCTGTTAAATTATCACCTAATGATGCCGCGATGCTTTCACCTTGCAACTGCCTAGCTTGTTGTATTTGAGTTAATACCGGCTGTTCTTTTGCATTAAGACTAGTATCCCCTAAACTACCTTCCCTAACAGCATTCTTAAACGCAACTAAGTTATACGGTTTTTTAGTAACTGGGTTTATTAAGTCAGGGTTATAAGATTGCGCCCATGTTCCAGCTGCGTTCAATAAAGCAGTGGCGTCTACAGATTTGTTTGCCAAGGCACTCTTGTACATGGCATACATGTAGTCGGCTTTTTTGTTATATGTAGGCTCGGTTTTTTCCCAGGTAGTTATCCACTTGGTTACCGAAGCTGTAGGTACCCCTGCAAGTAATAAATCATTTATAAACTTATTGTCATACTTATTTAATGTGTATGTTTTTGCGGCCATGTCTATCTCCTATGCTGGTAAGTGTTTATAGGCTCTAGGGTTGTCTGAGAACTTGCCCTTACCAGTTGTTTTTTTACGGTCCGATTGAATACGGTCCATCATTTGATATAAGCGTTTAGCCCCCGCATCAGTTGAGCCATTACCTAATTCAGAAACAATACGTGCAGGCACTACGAACTCACCCTCAGCCAATCGAGCAGGTTGCTTACCACCAATAGAAGCAGGGATATCGTCAGAAACGCCATCGCCAGGACCTTTAAGCAATCGTCCGCCATCAGAATACCCTCCTAAATCAGAGATACCACCGTGTGCCATCAGTTGCACAGAGTCACCCATATAACCTTGATTGTTTGTCACTTCGTTGCGGTTAGGGATATCAAGCGTTCCAGGACTTTGCATTTGTGGTGTTTGGTCGTAGTTATCTAAATCGGTAATCCCGCCTGCTGCAAACTGAGGTCCATAAGGCTTATATACGTTAGGGTTCCACTTATAGTTACTACGAATACCTTTTTGTTCTGGAGGTGAGAAGTCAGGTGTCATAGCAGAATCGAGTGCCATACCTGAACCCATACTAAGTGCAGCCGGAACAAGCACATCATGTTTAGCAGCAAAGTTACCGATACTGCCTAACGTACCTCCAGACCCAGCCATAGAAGCAAGACCTGCACCCGCAGCACCGCCTACAGCACCAGTAAGCGCACCTTTACCCATAGCCTCACCAACATCTTGACCTTGTGCGCCAGCAACTAAACCGTTAATACCTGCATTCATAACACCGCCTTGCAGTGCTCCACCAGCCATTTTAAGACCTGTGTTACCGACTATATTCCCTTGGTTATTTGTTAAATCAGCGAGAAAGCGAGTTCCCATATTGGCATCTGTGTAAGCTGAAGCATTGGCTATTTGGTCTGGGGTTGCAGTGGCTCCAATAAAATCAGGACTTCCAGGTTGAGGAGGAAGTGTTCCAGGACTAATCATAGCAGACTGAGGGTTTAACGCATTAACAGCTGCTTGGTTACCTGATGCACCTAGACTACCAATACCTCCACTACTGGCACCGCCAGCAGCCCCTCCAGTACCGCCAGCAAGAAGTCCAGAACCTCCACTCAACCCTGCAAACCCTGCTCCACCAGTACCCCCGCCAATAGCTCCTCCACCAGTACCCCCGCCAATAGCTCCCGTAGTAGCACTACTAAAAACAGGCGTAATGGCAGATGTTGCGGCAGCGTTCCCTGCTGCCCCTAATGTTCCGGTGGCAGAGCCTGATAAAGCTCCAGTAGTCGCCCCAGTAGTCCCACCAGCAGCGGCTCCGCCACCAGCCCCAGCAGCGGCTCCGCCAGCTCCTCCAAATACAGCACCGCCAATACCCCCGCCAGCACCACCCATAGCACCGCCGATAGCCATAGACTTTAATATGTCTCCAGCATCTCCACCGTTAAGTCCAGCAGAAACACCCCCAGCAGTAGCACCAACACCGGCGCCAACCATAACCGCAATCCAACTCATAATATTTCCCCAAGTAACTGTTGTGTTTTCTGTTCATACTCGTCAAAAGTATTAGAAACAAGCTCGTCTTCAAGCTCTTCCATAGATGTTTTGTCTGAACGATGAACTGTAATAAATGTGCAATCTGTTTCAGCGTAGCCTAGGCGTTTAATACCCGGCTTATCGACTGTGATGTAAGGTGCGGTAACGACTGTAGACGTTTCACCGTTTGTGATGCGAAGTGTACCCTGAGCTAGAATACCAATGCTTTCGTGATTGTGAATCTTACCTGTAAGTAAACAACCTTTAGGTATAAAAAGAGACCGACAATAAACACCGCTCAGATGATAATGCTGTGCGGGAGACTCTACCTGTGGCATAGCCTTCATAAGGGCTTCTAATTCTAAGATTTTTGGCATATTGCCAAGGGTTGCTAAATCGCTCACGATACCTCCAAAGTTTAGCTAATAATATCATGAGTATAGTGCTGAAACAAACGTAGCGGTAAGGATGACAGGAGGTATCGCAGGGGAGAATGAATTAGCTGCTTCTGCTTTTATTATAACGTTCACATGGTCAGCTGCCCAGTAAAGCTCAAAGTAATCCCCAGCATTCATTGGAAGTACAAAATTCCATGCAGCTACCATCTCAGAGCTACTAGACCCCGTTAGTTGAAGCTTAGTATTAGAGTCAGGAATATCTACCCCATTTACTCTAGGCCACACCCACGCAGACATCGTACTGCCAGCCGTCTTAGCCAGCTGCGCAGAGAATTGAAAGTTATAATATCCCGCTACATCTGTTACGATGTGAGAAGTCGTTGTTCCAATAGCAACTTGGTTTGATACGGCTGTATTGTTAAACGGTATGGCGTAAGCTGTATTTATAACAGGTATCGTCTGCTGCGTAGTCAAATAAAAACTACCAACAGGAAATTTAAAAGCAGCTCCCCCTGCAATACTCAGCAGGGATTGGAACGTGTTATCAAGTTGATTGAAGTATAAGCGCAGTACGTTGTTTAATTGGTCAAGGTAGTTACGGCTATATTGCACCTCAGCAAAAGGTAAACTTGGTGCTTTAGGGGTTTGGACTGTATTACTCATCCTCTTTGCCCGTCTTGCTTAATTTCGAGTCGCATAGCACCCAACTGCCACATAGACCCTAACTGATTGTTATATACTTTAAAAGAAAACTGTCTACCGCGTACACGAATAAATACTTGTCCTGTAAACTTCTCAATAGGCACAGTCGCTGTGCGCGTTACCGCCGCTTCATTTGTTCCGCCAACAGACGCTGGGTCTGTATACCCACTCCCTGCGTTCATCAAAGGGATGATAGAAAGTGTTGCTGTTGGGTTCTCTGTTGTAGAACCCCTAAACGTCATATCAGGCAGGATTCTGCGAATAAACACAAAGTTGTGCCCGTCATCAATATCAGTTTCAGAGCTTGTAATGTAAGACTCAATAGCCGTGGGCGTAATACCCTCATTATTATCAAGGCCGTTTTCGTGGTTAACTAAGTTATTAACATACGTTGCAGCAAGAGGATATTCTAAAATCCCAGAGTCAAGCCAAGCGGTACGACCCATTGTGCCGTAGTACCATATATCTTCAGCGTAATTATAGATTGCGTATTTGTCCACCACCGTACTATCTACAGAACAGTAGAACCACCAGACTTCGTTAAACCCTTCATTAGTACTGGCAAAGACTTGTTCTGATTGTTGTATGTTGAAGTCATTGAATATATATTCCCGCAGGTCGCAATTTTGTGTTTGCACACGACCATCGTATTTATAAAATTTATCTCGCCCCATCCAGTACACAACACCTGACGCAAGAGCAGCTGCATTCTCACCTACAATAGAGATATTGTCACCCATAAGCTGCGCATTCCAAACCAGCGGGTAACCTAAATACTGCATAGAGTAGAGCGTTGAGTCAGTCCAAACTAGAATCTCTTGGCGTGTTTGAAGCGCAGTAATAATCTGAGACCCGCGAGTTAGTGTCAATGACCCTGCTTGATTAGTAGTAGAGGGTGTCCAGTCAGCGGCATTCTCTTGGTCAGACCAGCGTACTAGCAGTGGGTTTTGAGTAGACACACCGTAGTCATTACAACCAAAAGCAAATACAAAACGGAAAGTATCTGATACGGTAATATAGTTCTGAATAGTGGGGACACTTGCTGCACCATTAATAGTAGTTAAATTGACTGCACGGTTGGAAATATACTGTGTACCTGACTGTGACCCTGAAGTATTAATTAGAGTCCCTACAGAGTCAGTTATATTAAACACGCCCGCAACATAATTTTTTATATAGTAAGTCGTACCTGTAGTAAGTCCTGTAGGTAATGTACCTGATGTTTCAAAGACTATCGGTGCGCCTTCAGCGTAGAGGTTAGTAGCCGTAACTTGAGCCGGAGACGCTATTGTAATAGTAGCGGTAGTGCTTACAAGACCTCTATCTGCATAGTAGTAATACATCGCACCCGTGCGAGGCCCGAAGACTAAATCTTGACCGTAGTTACTCTGTGACCATAAGCGAAGCGAGTCAGATGAAGACTGACCACTACCCCAAGAACCACTACCCCAAGCCCCTGCACCCCAACCACTAGTAGGCGTTTGATAAGCTGGACCTACTGATATCTGATAAACAGCACGAACTGTACCACCGTTCCCAGTATCTGAACTGTTCGCCGCGTACCCTACATTAATTGTATAAGAGTTAGCAGACACGTAGGTGATTTGATACTCGCGGTTAAGCAGAGAGGCTGTAATAGTCCCGCCAAGTCCTGTTGCTCCGTTATAGGTAACATAATCTCCGTTAGCACAACCATGCCCTGCATGAGTTACGGTAATAATCGCCGAGCCAGTAGAGGCCGTAAAAGGGTTAGTTAAGGTGTTTGCTGTACGTATAGGCGTGATGTCGTAGTAGCTACCGCCACGAGAGATATAAAACTTGGAGTTAGTTCCAACTCCTATAAGCGTCACTTGTCCTAGTGTTTCCCATGCCCATAGTGAACGGCATACCCCTAAGTAAGTAGAGGATGATATCTTATTCCAACCGCCTATCTTTTGAGGTGAGCCTTGACGAAAACGAACCTTGTCGCAATCATACCATCCGCCTTCTGTGTAATAGCGGGTATTCTCTCGGTTAACTCCCGACTTAAATACAAGTTTTTTAAGGCCTATTGATGGCATAATTTAATCCTGTTTATCCGTTCCAACGTGCGATTTTACCATCACGTACATCAATATGGGTAAAAGATTTGTAACGCCCAAGACCTCGGCAATCACTGTCAAAATGTTTCATGAGATAGTTTTGCACTTCGCGTGGTTCGATGTCTTTTACTTTAATGTCGGCTGCATTACCTAAGACGTGTTGACTATTCTTTGCACCACCCACTTTCGTGTTGTGTGCTTTGCATCTTCTACCGCTCATAATAGTAATAGGTTTACCAAAAGACTCACGGATGCGATTAAGTAGCTCTATGAGCTTAGGGTTAACGTCTTTTTCACCGCACCCGCAGTGACACTCAAATTCTTCTGGTTTAAAATATGCGCTCATATTATTTACCTTCTGAAACAAACAACCCAATCATACCAAAAACAACACCTGCCGCAGTTAACCCGTCATGGATAGGACCAGCTTCAATATTCATACCCGCCATAGTTGCTAATGCCGCCACACTCGCGTGAGTTGAAGGTTCTTTTAATCTTGCCTGTAAATAGTTCCACGCTTTAAGTATTTTATTCATTTATCTATCCTATTAAGTCGAAGTTGCATAAATTGGGTAAGTACTATCTATACAGGTACTCTTCTAACAGCTCTGGCATAGGTAGTATTGGCTTTAACGATGTTGGTCTGAAGCCCATCGGTGAAGTACTGAACCGATACGCTGTTAGCAGCGGTCTCAGTAGAAGACCAATATGGGCCATAGACAAACGCATTCGTTTCACCAGCTCTAAAACCAATACCGGCGACTGTTTGCGCAGGAGAACCATTAGTATAATTTGTACTTACAGGCTCTGGAGATACCGCATTCGCGTTTGAACCCGATGAAGTATTGTTAGCGTCGGTAGTCGGTTTTAAGAAATAATACAGCACTTCTAGCTCGTTTTTAGCAGGTAGATACCAATCACTATATCCGCCAATGGTTAACCCTTCACAAAACACCGCTGCTTGATATGACGAGCCTAATGCTGCTAATGACGCAGAGTTTGTTGGTCCATTGATAACGGATGTTATTCCTGTTGTTACGCCATCTATCCCCCATGATACGCTTGAGTTTTCACCAGATGCTTTAGGGGCAACAATTAGATAATATTGCGTACCAGAAACGTTAATCTTACCAGCGTAAAATCCACCACCGTAGGCTTGACCTATAGTTGTCGGGCCTGCGGGCCCATAAGTTCCGCCAAGTACTGCTTGCATAATACCCGTCATGACACATTACCCGACACAACGCAAACTGTTGCACTAACAAATAGAATCGTAGCAATACCACGAGTAGCTAATGTGATAGACGTTTTAACTGTGTTTGCCCCCGCAATATAGGCTGTAGGTGCGCTAGTCGTAATAGTAATATTACCTGTTGTGTTGTTATAGACAGAGATGGCATCACCATTTGCAAACGTAGAAGTTGGCACGACAATAGAGCCGCTTGTTCCAACACCCACATATTTACCCACATCTCCAGTAACTAAAGTATATGCAGTTGTTTTATCTGAGCCTGTTTGAGGGATATTTTTATACCCAACACCATTTGTTCCATCAACCGTACAAGATGACAGCGTACCGCTAGAAGGTGTTCCAAGCGCACCGCCTGTTGAGTATTTACCGTTAAACGTAGACCAATCACTAGAAGATAATGCACCTCTAGTTGATGCGCTTGCTGTTGGAATATTTAACGTAATGACAGGGGTTGTTGTACTATTTGCAACTGATGATGAAACGTCTGTACCCGTAGTACCTAATGTTAAAGCCGCAACTGAAGTGACTGTACCGCCAGAAGTGGATGGTGGCTGCCAACTAGGTGCTGAAGTACCGTTAGATGTTAACACGTAAGTAGCTGTACCAGCAGCAAGCATTGCTGTTGTACCTGAAGCTGTTTGATAGGGTAGTTGCCCTGCTCCGCCCCCTGCTAAGTTGGTAGCTGTTGTCGCTGTTAACGCATTACCTGTCGTACTTTGATTAAGTGTTGGAAAGTCACCAGCTACTGCAATAGTCAACGCGCCTGTTGATGTTGTGCTTTTTAAAATACCCGTAGCTAACGCAGAAGTCCCTGCGCTGTAATCTGTACCAGAAGTCGCCGCTGAAATAGCCGTTCCATTCCCTTTAAGAACACCAGAAATACTAGTTGTCAGCGTTATAGCAGGTGTTGATGTGGGGTTTGATACTGAGCCTGTAAATCCGTTAGCACTAGCAACTGATACTGTCGTTACTGTCCCGTTAGAGGATGGAGATACAGCCGTTACGAAGTCAGAACCGTTCCAAACAACCAATGCACTTTTATTAGTAGGAACACTAATACCCGTAGTAGACGCACCTTTAAGCACTACCGCTGCATCAGATTGGTTAACAACAAAATAGCCTTTACTTCTAGCTGGAGCGATAATATTACGTGATACGCCCGGTGTTCCTGTAGCAATGAGAATTGCACAGCGAGCCTGATTAGGTACGCCAGAACCCGTATCTGTTAAAGTCCAATCACCTGAAGTAACACTAGCTGTTGCCGTCCCTGCAATCGCATCGTCAAGAAGCTGTGTAATACTATTATTTACTTCAGTACCCCAAGTACCAGTAAGCTCACCTTGAACTGGAAGGGCTAAACCTAAAAGCGTGGTATAAGCTGTTGTCATGTTTTTAACCTGTTGTGTTAATTGAACCCCAGTTAGGGGTTTGGGCTGTATCTATGGTGCCCCAGTTAGCAGTTTGTATGGTGGATATATTACCCCAATTTGCAGTCTGTGTATCATCAATTTGTTCCCATAAATTACGCCATGTAACAACATCAACCGCATAAACTACTTCGTTTATAACAACTGAGAATTGACCTCCGCCAACCGCAAAAGATACTGCATTACCTGCTTCTACTAATGAGCATATAAGCGTTGCAATGTTTGACTGTTCTGCTAAAGCAGATAAGCTTTCTGACACATCCCCAACCAACGTATAAATAGCTAATTGAGCATCAGAGCTTGATACAGACTCAGTTAAGTCTGTAGGTATAGACAGCGATAAAGTTTGCGCGTCTGAAGTGGATACGCTTTCTGTTAAATCCGCTAACCAAGGAATAGACGCTGTTTGTTCATCAGTTGCTACAGCTAACTCAGATAAAGAGACTAGTAAAGATGCGGTATTACTTATAGTGTCTAGAGCCGTAGCTGTTTCAGATACAGCACATAAGCCCGTTAATACTGATAATTGAGAATCCGTTGACGTTAAGGTTTCAGTTAAAGACGCGGCTAGGGATATTAAATACGCTTGTGTGTCAGTAGCGGTTACTGGTTCAGTTAAATCTGTTGATACTTCTAAGCTATTTACAACTACATCACTTGCGGCACCTGATTCTGTTATCTCTAAACTATAACCTAGTGTGTAGGTCTGTGCATCTAATGCAGTAAGTGTTTCAAATAAATCAGCAGTAATATCACTACCATAAACTTGCTCATCTACTGCAGTTAGCGTTTCGAGTACAGCTACAATTAGTGATGCTGTAGCTGTTTGTGTGTCAGTAGCGGTAAGTGTTTCAGAAACATCTACATTTGAGGTTATCCCTACTAGCTGTATATCTGTTGCACTTACTGATTCTGTAAGCAATGCTGACGCATCTAGAGATACAGTCTGACCATCACTTGCTGTTAGCGTTTCTGTTAAGTCAACAGAAATACTCCCACTACTTACAATAGGTAGCGAAGCAAACGGAGTATCAGCAAATGCAGAGAAGCCAAACATAGTTTATTTTATGCAGCAGATTGAGCATTAACAATCACTAAAGCCTCAGCAACTAAAGCATCTAGTTGGTCAGCAGGGATTTGAGCTTTTAGCGCGTTAAGCACTTGTTTAGCTTTATTTTGTTCAATAGCTTCTGTGCGAATTAAATATCTAATACGGTCACGATATTGATAATCAGCCACTACTTGTACAGTTTCCAAAGGCACATCAAAAGGTAATTCCTCTGTTTTTGTACTCATGTATTGCAAGATTTCAGCAGGAGCATCACCTTGTGGCATAGCTGCAAGCATAGCTGTGTAGTTATCAATGTTGATTTGGTATTGATGAACTTCTCTTTCTCTATGTATTACGTTAAGAGCTAGAGTGTTGATTGTGTCTTGTGGGTTGATTGTCATGTACATTTTTGTTTTCCTATTAATTACTAAAGGTACTACCATTAGCTACGTTAGATGGTAAAGTTGACGGGTCAGCATATTTTGTACCAAAACCACTACTCCAAGGATATGCAGTTACATAAGGTGTTGTAGAATGCGCAACAATAATAGCATCACTAGCTGATGAAAATGAAACATCATTTCCAACACCGGCAGGTAGAGTTGACGGGTTAGCATATTTTGTACCAAAACCACTACTCCAAGGATATGCAGTTACATAAGGTGTTGTAAGCTGTGCAACAGCAAATAATGTTCCCGCGGCATTAAAATTTGTTTTTCTCCCATCACCAGTAGGTAAAGTTGACGGGTTAGCATATTTTGTACCAAAACCACTACTCCAAGGATATGCAGTTACATAAGGTGTTGTAGAATGACTGATAACTATACTACCGTCTAAATTGTTAATAGTTACACCACGGCTATTACCAGTAGGTAGAGTTGACGGGTTAGCATATTTTGTACCAAAACCACTACTCCAAGGATATGCAGTTACATAAGGTGTTGTAGAATGCGCATAGGCTATCACTGATGTAGAAGCATTAAAAGCGGTTGCATAAACAAGGCCTGTTGGTGCTGTTACTGGGGCAGTATATTTAGTTCCTTGCCCTGTACCAGCAACCCATGGAAATACTGCTACATAAGGTGATGTTGACCCACACAAACTTAATAAATTACCGCCGTTTGAAAAAGCGCATCCCCCATTCCCACTCCCACCTATACTGGGGGATGTGTATTTAGTACCATACCCACTGGATGACCACGGGTAGATTGCAACCCATGTACTATTACCGTCACTAATAGCTAGTGTATTATTTGATTTGGTAAAAGATAGACCAAATCCAGATGTACTTGGCAGTAATGCTGGACCAGCAAATGCGCTGTTAAATCCTTTGTTCCAGTTATACGTTGTTACAAAGGGTGTTACCGACCTAGCGACTGCTACATATGATTTTTGTAAGTATTGGTTAGATGATAAACCCATACCTAATGCGTTTAATGTACCAAATGTTGATATTAACGGCATAAATAAACCTTAAACAAACTTACTAACAGCAGCTAAAACTGTAAACGTAGCCGCGCCTGTTTTTATGACCGCGTAAGTATAAACATCAACTGCACTAACATCCCCTGTTGTTGGTGCACCCCCTTGCCATTTAGTTGTTACGCCGGTCACTGTGCCATCTACTTGTACTACGCTATTATAAAATGCAGTAGTTCCATTAGTTACCATATGAGTCACTGTAATTGTTTGTCCTACAGCCATTGCAGTATTTAGAGTAGTTCCTGCTGAATGCCTTATGTTTATAGTCCAGTTAGCTGACGCATTACTTGTGTAATATAAAACTGACTGCGAGCTTGTGTAATAAGCAATCGTTCCAGTAGCCGCAGTAGCAGACACCGTAGTGGTTTCAGCAGCATTAGTTAAGATAGCAGCTAATGTAGTCGATGTTCCACTAAAAGTCTGTGTGCCTGTAAAAGTATTAGCTACATCCCATACTGGGATTTTAGCACCAGCTAAAGTCGTTGCTCCAGTCCCTCCAGAACCAATTGCTAAAGTAGCAGACAGCCCCGCAGCCGTCCCCGTTGTGTTTTGGTTAAGCGTTGGGAACGTACAATTTGTTAAAGTACCACTAGAAGGTGTGCCTAAAGGACCACCAGTATATAAAGCTCTTTCAGCAGGGTAGGTAACAAACACATCCTTAGTACCCGCAGGGAACGTAACTAAACTACCAGCGTTACTGGAAGCTAACACCGTATCTCGACTTAAGGTATTCCCAATAGTTGTATAAGTACCAATCCCTACTTCCCAATTAGCGCCAGTTTGGTCTGCTATGGTGTAATAAGTCGTGTTTGCATCACCTACTGCTGAGGAGAATGTCTGATACCCTGTAGCAGCACCAGCTAAAGTAATAGCGGTAGTGCCTGTAGACGTAGTCGTTTCCTTAACTCTATCCGCTAAAACTAAAGCCATACATCACCCCTAAACTGACGCTGTATAAGTAACCAATAATGTGTCGCCCGCTGTAACAGCACGGCTACCGCCAGTAAAGCTACCAGCTGAATAGAGAATACCTGCACCGCCATTAGATGATGTATTTCTTGCTTGAGTTGTACACATAAGGGCGCCAAGTACCGTACCGCCAGCACCGCTAATGGTAAACGTAGTTGCTGTTGATGCTTTAGAACCTGCTGAGGCTGCGTTCCAAGCTGCTGTTGCTCTATTGGTAGAACTGCCTGAAATAGTGTAGTTTAAATACTCAAGCCAACCCGCGTGTGAAGCAAGCGTATCGCCAGCCGCGTAAGCACTAAATGACGCATTATCGACAAGACCCATATACCAAGCCGCTGTATAGGCAGATCCTGCAAAATATTTATCAAGTAAATCGTTTTTACCAACAGTTACGACAAGGTTTTTAATCTCGTCTTCCCATTTCAAGTTACCTTCTGCATCTAAGCATTTAACTTCGTATGAGCCTGTGATGTTTACTTGTTCATCAGCACTGCCACCACGGATAAGAGTTACGCCTGCTGAGTCTTGTGCATCTACTTTTTCTGAGTGCATATTTATGTCCTAATTGGATGAGCGAATAATAGCTGAAGTTGCTGTATTCGCCGGAAAGGTTATTGTAAAAGTTGAAGTTGTTGTTTTATCGCTACCAAAATCCAGTACAGCCACAGACCTATCGTCTTTAGAGCTATTATATATTAATGCCCCGCGTGTCGTGAAACTTGATGATGCCCACGAGATATTATCAAAACTAATGTACGCAGTTCCATCAGAGGCGTTTACTGTTGGCGCTACTAAGGTTTTACCTGTCGCTGTATACCCAGTGCCAGTAATTTCGTCTACAGCTGTATACTCAGTGGTGTTTTGGTTAAGCGTAGCGTTAGCTGTGTACAAAGCAATTTTAAACGTATCCGTAGTGAAATTATGGATAGCCTCGTAAAGCTCTTCTTTAAAGCTAGTTGTTTGGCCTTGTACTATCATCTAACAGGTATCCTTGCTTGACCGTTACGGTA